TGTAATAGATGTTGGGATTATCGCAACAAAAGTACCATTTCTATCTTCTACAAGGTTGAACGCTTCTACTTCTGTCACACCTTCAAGAATGATAGAACAGTTACCATCCGCAGCAATATCACCATCTGCCACAACAAGCCTATCTGAAAACCATAAAGTATCTTTCTCCAGATAGGGTTGATAGGCGTTTTTGCCATTCATAATAAGGGCGGAATTACCACTTAAACTGGCCGTGAATGTTGAATCTCCCATTTATTCCTCCTTATTCTGGGTCATTAAGTAATACGGTTGTACTTCTCTTTGTACCAACCAGATAACCTCTGATAGTTAAAGCACCATCAGCTATTGACACCGTGCTTACTCTTACCGTGACCGCACCAGTGGTTATTACACCATCTGTTGTCACATCAAGCAATTTATCGCCTGCGGCGAATACGCTTGAAAAACAAAGATTTAGTACACCGATACAATCATCAAGCTGAGTAGGCACTTCGACATCACCTTCATTAGTACCGATAGTCGCTACTACCTGAAAATACTCAAGAAGATGTATACCTGGTCTGTTGTTCTCATTGTTAGAGGCTTCTGGTATAAGCCCAAAAAGATTATAACTTTGATTTACTGGCATATTATTTTACTCCTTTCCTTATGATGTTACGCCGTAAACTCGGAAATGAGTAGCTTGGAGTCTGCGTATTAAACCATAAGCATAATACATTTCTCTCCATTGCCCTCTGAATCCTGAGTTTTCTTCGTATGATTCAGCTCTTTCTGGTAAATCAAGCATAGGTACTTTTTCTGCGATTTGGAATGCTCCATAAGGATTTCCTTCATCGTAATTGTACTCTGTAAGATTAAGAATTAATGCCTGATTATCCAGACCTATCTCACTCAAAATTGGAGCATTAGCATAGTAAACAATACCGTCACGACCAGTACCTTCAATGCTAAATACTTTAAGACCGTATTTCATTGAAAGATTCTGTACTTCACCAAATCCACGTTTGTTTTCATATGCTTCTGCGAGGTTCTTTGTAAATGTTGAACCACCGAACATAAACAATTCTCGTACACCAGAAGTATCAAGAGCTGTTGCTACAATATTATTAATCCTTGCAACATTTAAGATACCACCTGCGTTGATATAGTTAGCACCAAGAATGAACTCAAGTATTCCACCAGTTTCATATTCTGATTCGTTACCTGATTCTGTTGCGTATCTACGACCAACAAGTAATGACCTTTCGATAATCTTCATCAGTCTTAACTGTACTAATTCATAATTAAGGTCAAGTTGTGCCGCACCATTCTGAAGCAGAAGTGTTTTAATACCACCACCCTGTTTCATATGTTCGCCAACACCATAAGACTCACGACTAATCTGAACTACGTTTTCCAGATAACTACCATTCTGAGTAACTGGAGCATTTGGTCTTTGATTAGTTTTTGCTACTGTATTCACTATTTTGATATAAGTAGCAGTCGGGACTGCAGCTATCTGACCAGTAACGGTTGCAGCAGGATGTGCTCTCTGCACTTTAACCCACGTAAAACCTGCATTCGCAGCATTACCTTCGTAAGCCGCACTATTCTCACCGATACCAAGTATTTTAGCTATCTCATTAAGTGGTCTATCAGTAACATCAAATGTTGTGCCGACATTACTTGTCGTTGCACCACCAGACAAATCTCTGCCCATAAAAGTTCCTGTAAAGAGTAGTCTGTGGTTGGTATTAAGACCATTCGCAAAGCTATTTGTAACTTTGAGATAGTCAACAAGAGAACCAGACACTGGTCGTACAGATGCCAAAGCAAGAAGATATGAGTATGGTAACTCATCAAATTCCTGATAACGGAATCTCCAGTCGGTAATCATATTAGCACCAACTACACCGAACTTCTCTGAAAGAACTGTTAATATAGAAAGAGGATTGACCTGGCGTAAAGCTATGAGCTGGAAGATTTTCTCTTGCTGCCCATACAATCTCAATCTATCTTGTATGTGTGGTGTATCATAAAAACCACGATAGATAGTTGAATCTGCGCCTGCCATAATTTACTCCTACAAAATTAATTAAACATAAACCATTTTAACTACAAAGGCTGACACTGGTGCTACAGCTGAACTCGCTGCTTTGCCAGTAACAGATGCCATCGCTATAGCCGTTCCAAATGTTAAGCCATCTGGGAACACCATAGTTATCTTAGTCGCAGCCGGAACTAATATTGTCATATCTGGGTCTGTAGTCCCCATAACAACTGAACCAGCAGCAACGTTAAATAACTTAAAGTAAGTTGCGGCACCATTGGCAGAGTTATCAAGTTCAAGTTCGTGTATAATGCCACTTGAACCTTTTACTGCAACAGGTGTGTTGCCGTTAGTAGTATCAATTATCAGGTTAGCACCTGAAATCTGGGCAATCGAAATATTCGATACTGCCATTTGTAACTCCTATTGGTTAATTTTATTCAACTGTCCTTCGACCCTTTTCAACATTCTGTTTTGAGGACTGAAAGACGTGTCACCTACTTTGAACTTCCCAGATTCACCATCTGCGATAGCACCCTTCATACTCGTCACATCTGTTGGCATTTCATTCGCTGGTAAAAATAGTCCGTGTTTTCTATATTGCTGATGTATCCCATTAGCAATTTTAGACATTTCTATCTTTACCAAATCATCAAAGAAAAGCCCACGAAAGATGTTCTTGAAGATAAATGGGTTTTGTTCAGGGGGGATAATCTCCCCTTTTTGCATCCTGTCATAAACAGAATCAAAAACTTTTAATTTAGTTTGATATGCCTCATCCTGTGCTTTTACATTAGCTTCATATTCTGGAGTACCTTCTTTAGCACTAATAGGATAATACATATCTTTAAGTTCTATTATCTGCTGATTACGTACTTTAATCATATCATCAGCAGCTTTTCTAATCTCTGTATCACGATTGCTTGATTCGCTTCTCAGTTCATTTTCTTTAGAAGCAGTCTTTACACGGAACTCATATGAAGGTGTACCAGCTTTCCAAGCCTCACCAGCATCAAACACAAACGTACCTTCTGGGATATTAAACTGTTTTTCAATATCTTTCTCAAGCACATCTTTTTGATACTGCGATACCCTGGCTTGAAGCGTATTACCTGTCGCTACCATTTTAGCTATTGATGATATATCAGGTAATTTATATTCTTTCTGTACCTTATCATAAGTACCAAAGAAATCTGACTTCAAATTATTAACGAACTCATTAAATTTCTTATCAACCTCAACTTCTCTAACGCCAGCTTTTTCAAGTTCTGTAATTTTAACACCACGTTCCGAAGCAAGTTTCTGTTGTTTCTTAATATCATCAAGATGTGATGCTATCCTATGTCGTATAGCTGGGTTCTCAGCTTTATTCTCTTTAAGATAAGAATCTATCTCTTGATAATCTTTATCATTTATTTCCTTAAATGTACTAAAATCAAATTTCGTATCAGTTGGCTTAACTGGGTCTGGTTTAGCGATTCCACCATTATCATCTTTTACCCCAATAATCTTTACGCCAGCATCTGCAGCATCTTTCATAATTTTATCTACCATACTGCCCATCGAACCACGATGCTTAGTAGAAGTGCTTTCTTCTGTTAAGATGCCATCAGGACTATTTATCGTACCATTATCTTTATCTGCCATTACCGCCTACTACCTCCGTTCCAGATTGTATATCAGCTTTATATTTGGCGAACCAAGAATCAAATTGTGCTTTGCTGACTTCAAACTGTTTTTGTGTTATTTGATTGGCTAAATTAGTTGTTCTCTTATCTAAATCTTTAATCGTGCCTGTTAATTGTTCGATAGTAGATGCTTGCTGATTAACCAAAGAAAGCTGGTCAACTATCTTATCAACATCAGGGATATTTAATCTCTTTAATATTAACGGTACAAGCTGTGGCACTTTAAGCTGAGTGGCTAAATTAGTTAATAATGCAGCTTCTGTACCAGATTCAAAACCTTGAGATGGCTGAGTAGTAAAACGTATAGACTTAAACCCACGAGATAAATCTGTTTCTGGTCTCATTGCTATTTTCTGTGGATTGTTTTTATCAGCCTCGATTACATTATATGTCATTGGTGGTTGTTCTTCACCATTTTCATTTATCATCGTACTATAACCATTGATAGGAGCATATTCTCTGTAAAACTCACCAACAACTTCACCAACTACTGATAATGTAGCGTCTGCCTGTGCTAATCTACGTTTCATCTTTAACCCACCAGCAGATTGTAATGAAGCAACTGTAGAAAATACATCTGGGGTTTCTCTACTATCTCCCATCATTACTCCAAATATACCAGATACCATTCCCATAATATAAGCAAGATATTGTGGGAACTTTAACCATTGTTCACCAAGTGGTTTACCTTCAATTATTTGAGGTGGTTTAGACTGACCTGGTATCGGGAGTTTATAGAATAACTTAGAACCTGGTATCGCAAAATTCTTAGCCCATTCGTGTTCGTTGACCAAAGAGTTTTCTTCTGCTAACATTCTTATCCCATTCATTAAAGAACCATTAAGTAAAGCTACCATAATAAATTTATTTAATGCCCTCTGTAATGGGTACAAATACCAGATTCTACCAAGTGGGTATGGAGTATCTCTGTGGTCATAAACTAATGGGATTAGATTATATTTACGTATAGGATAAACTTCTTTATAGCCCTTATTGCCGACAGATGTATATTCTGTTAAGAAAAATGCTTTGCTTTCTTTTATAATTATCTCACCTTTGCGTTCTTGTGCTATCATCTCTGGTGTTTTCTCTGGATAGAATTTAACCTCTGTCCTGCCGATAGAATCTTTGCCTTGAGGTACGACTAAATATGCTGTATGTTCTTCAAGAACCATACGCTTAACGAATAAAACACCATAACCACGAATTGAATTAGGTGAATATCTCGTAATCGGTTCACCAGCATCTGTCGTGCCAATGTTGCCTTTTACACATTCTTCGTCATACCATTCTCTTGTGATGTCTGGTTCAAGACCTTTTATAAAACGATAGCCATAATCTCTGGAAACACGCATAGCCACTATGCAGTTATCCATATCTCTATAAAATGGGTCTTTAGTCTGAGAATGAGGATAGACGTAACGCCAGCTAAGATGTTTAATGTCTACATTAAACTCTCCAAACTCTCTACGTGGTACAACATAATAAAATCCGTGACCGACATTAGATGAATCACGGACTACTCTATCGTGCTGTAGCCCACCAAGAGAATCATACCAGGCTTTTTGGATAAGATATTGAAAACGAGCAGCGACATCTTTAGAAAGTTGTGTAGCAGCATCATCAAAAGGATTTATAATCGGGGCAACTCGGATAGTTGGTTTAGAAGCTATCATCATAGCTTCTGCGGTATCACAAATAGCAGTTGTTATTGATATAGGTAGAGGGGCTTGGCGAAAGGCTAACATCTCTTTTTCTTCTGCTTTTGAAAAGTGGATGCTATATCGGAAATCATCAAACCGTATCGCATCTATTTCCCACGCTCTGCGTGCGCTACGATTCTCTTTATACAGTTTGAAATTTTCGCTGGCTATTTCAGTCGTCCACTGTCTTTTCAATCTACACTCTGTGTTAAGATGCTAAAAATATTTTTTGACTTAAACACAAATATAGTAGATGAAATCTAAAAAGTCAAGCTGCCGGTTACACTTCGTCTAACCAGACGAGTCTATGCTCCTGTCAACCAACTTTCTATTTCTCTGGTACGATTTCCTTCTTGACTATTATATACAATAGCAGGTTCGGTAGGTTCAAATTCAGCAGATTTTCTATTTATCCCAAGTGGGTCATATTTAATAAACTCTGGGAATCTTCGTAATTGCTCTCCTATCCGTAAAGCATCAAGACGGTCTTGCTTAACCATAGGGAAAGCATCTACTTCAGATTTTAATTTGTTCATTTCTGGTCGTATGTAATATAGACCAAGTTCAAAAAATGCTAATGGGCATTCTTTATTCTTTTCAGTTTTTTTCTCTTGCCCACCTGTATATGGGAACTTAACACAACTAATAGCAAGTTTATCAAGGGCTGCACATAATTCTTGGAAAAATGTTCCTTGCTGCCCAGCGGTTTCAACAGATACCCCGAAAGCATTATACTTTATTATCATTCGTATCATCTCACCAACAGCACCCTTACGTCTGATATTAGCGACTTCATCCCCTAATGCAACTATACCATTAAGTGGCTTATAATTTATATCAGTGAATCTATCATTAATATCATACTTACCAGATGATTCTTCTATCACAAACCTTCTTTTGTCTGGAGTAAATGCGATAGCTGTTATGACTGCATCAGATGAATCTTTCTTCTCAGATATAGCTGGGTCACACGAAACAACTATATCTACATTCACATATTCCCTATCATTAAACACTAACCAGTTATGCCCAAATGCTCTAAGATATTTAGCATCGTGATATTTAAGCTGATATTCTGCTTCAGATTTAATCAGATTATACTTTTCTTTTAACCAACCACTCATACCACCAAGCGTTGGCTGCAATACCCACCAATCTCGCATCTTCTTAATACGTTCCATAGACCATCGTTGTGGCCACTCTGGTACTTCATTATCTAAGTCACCAACGCCTGGATATTTTTTACCATCAATTATCTTAACAGTAAGAGTATGAAATTGTTTCTTCCATTGGGTGTTCTTAGGATGGGTTATCTTGCCACCAGTATCATCAAGATGTACTCTATTACATATATATACCATTACTCCATCATCTGCTAAGGCTGGATATGATTCTTCCATCACTTCTTTATCACATTGCCTACGCCTTTCTACAGTTTTAACATTCTCTCTATTCTGCACATCATCAAACAATATCTTTTTAGGTCGCATCTGGAATATATTCATTCCCCTAACTGGTTGGTCTATACTGGCAGCTTCATATATATGTTGGTTAGAAAGTATAAGTAACTTACCTGTATCTTTAGCATCTTTATCTTTAACTTCTTTATAGGTGGGTTTTAGGTCTCCGAAGAAATCTTTGACAATGGGTTTATTAAGGAAAGAAGATAAGTTCATTAAGAGTTTCTGAGCGACCGGGCCATTTTTAGCACGTAATACTTGATAATCAATATCAGGCAGGATTGTACCATTATGGAATATACCATATTCTCCAACAGTGCCTTCATAAAAAGGCGAAACAAATGTGAACCAAAAGGTTTTTGAGCCACTACGATATGTAAGAATACCATATGTCCTATCTTCAACAGTCATACCATCGACATAGGTATAATATAATCCAAGAGCATCTTTAGCCCACGGTGCCACACCAAACTTAGGCTTGAAATCTCTTAGTAAAACAGGATAACCTTTTTGTAAGCTGAGAAAATGTAAGTCAAAAATAAAACGGCAGACACCTAAATCGTCTCTGCCGTTATTTTGACACCATCTATTCAAATAAGGGAGGAGCTCATTCGTGGGTGTTTTGCGGAACTCTAACTTAGGAACTGTCTTTAAGTTTATATTCACTATTCATCTTGAAGACTTTTTAATATTTCATCTGGGTCTGCTTCAATAAATGAACTTGGATAACTGGCTTTTACTTCTTCTTCAGATAACTCTATACCAGGTATCATAGCGGTCATAGCACCATCTTTATTATCAAGAAACTTATCTGTATCTGACACAGAAAGAGGTTGTTTAGCAGACTCTGCATTCTCCGGTAATTGGACATAACCAGACTTTATAACTTTACCAGTCGTATCATTAATAAGTGCATTTTCTTCATAACCCAAAGCAACTATTTTTTCATACACCAATACCATATCTTTGATATTACCAGATTTTTTAGCTATCTCAAACATATCTTCAAGTTTAGCAGCCATTACTTCTGGACTATGTTTTTCTCTTACCGCTGGGGCAAGTTCTGGATATAAAATTTTGAATACTGCCATAATTGTGCTCCTAAATGATTCTGTTTGTAAATATTTTTGTCTGTCATCTGCTTTAATCCAGGGGACTACTCGTTTCATAATCCCATCAAAATCACAAAAGTATTTCGATATTGGATTAAACAAAGCCATTACAATCTTAACTGATTGAACGCTTTGTGCTCGTTTACGTAATATCTTTTCAAGCCTTTCTTTATATATCTCACTTTTATCCATACCCCTTCGTGGGTCACTCTCCTGTGAGTAATTATAACGTATAGCACCTGTCGGTTGCCATTTAGTCATACCAACACTATGAACACCAGAAGATGTAAACAATACATGTCTTGTAGGCGTAGGAGTAATAAAGAATAACTGTATGTAAACCCCATCGGTAGGGATAAGATTGTTTTCTTCTTCACCAACGTGATGTACTAAACCTGAGAAGTCTGCGTGAGAGGGTACAAACTTATCAATCGTCTTAATCCATATATCTAAATCTACTACATTTACATATTTATTATTACTGTTATATGTTAAATCAAGATTGTTACGAGTTATAAAATCATAATAATCTGCTGGACCAGTTACAAGCTGTCGTGTAGCCCGAACATTCGCTAAAAATTCTTCTTGGCTATGATATACATACATAGGTTGTGGTATCTGAGAGTAACACATAGCAGAAGAATCTTTTTCACTAATGTTAATTACTCGCATCAAAAACCTTTAATTTAATATTAAGAGATTTATCTAAAGCCAACCCAGTATTAGGGATTACCTGTACACATCTATCATCCCATAATTCAATCATACCAAAATCTTTAGTGGCAGTAACTTTTAACTCTATCCCGATATGCTCTTTACACCATTGTTTAATAAGTTTTTCTTGATGGTTCGCAAACATAATAGTATCATCTGTCCCAGTGTCTGTGTTGCGTAATAAAGTTTTAGCCACTCTGGCAGTTACTATACGCACATCTTTACCTTCCCTAAGCCATAATTTCACCCTTCCAACCATTAAGGGAATGGGCTCACCTATTAAACCATCGTTCCACCCATTATATATTGCCAACGTACCATCCAAATCAACGCCTACCCATCCATTCATTTCATTACCTTTGTTTGTTCGTGTACCGTACCAATAGCCATTAAACGTAATCTATCTGTTATAGCTTTCATAGCATCGTTTTCTATTGCCCAAGTTTTATCTAATATGACAGAATAATCCCTTGAAACATTATATGCCATAACACAATATAAACAACCTTGTAAGATTGTAATTGTAATCAACCAATCACCGAAGTGATATCTTTTATAACCTGTTATTTTCATAATCCCTTTTCAAACCCATCTGATAAGTGATAAGAATCCTTTAAGTCTGGGTTGGTCGTACCAGATACCTTATCCAAAGCACTCTTATCAGCGAGGCTGCAGCGTGGTAATTCGTGATGTAAATCTATTGGTCTTACTTGTAAACCAATAGTTTGCAAATCCATACTATCTTTAATTCGTTTTAATTCTTTATCTGTCCATTGTGAACCTATGTGACTCATCATCCCCATATGATTACGCATCTGTACACCCCTAAACCCATATTCCCAAGTTCTACCATACAGTTCTCGTAATCTCTTTTCTCTTTCAAGTTCAAGAAGATGGCTATTCCTATTATGCCATTTATATTTATGTTTTAGTTTTCTCATATAATAACTTTAACAATGGATTGTTAAATGGCTTTAACCCAAACAAAATAAAATCAGGAGTTCTAAAATGTAATTCTTTCTCTCGCCATTTATATTTGTTCTTTAATTTTCTCAATTTACAAGTGTTAATATTGGTGCTTGTTCTTCTGGTTCGGCATAATCAGGTCTGAATATACCAACCAGTTCTGTTTCACGTACAACTACATATGGTTTCTTCGCTATTATAATCTCTTGACCTGTATGAAGAACCATAGTATTTAGAATAACTTTATCACCTACTTTAGCTATTCTAACCATAGGCGTACCATCTTTTTCTTTTTCATCACTAATAGCTACTATCCGTAATTCCATAGTGTTTAAAGCTGGTTTAACAGTTTCTGGTGTAAGAATAACGCTTTTCTTCTTAGGTACCATTTCAACCGCAACATAATTACTTAATAGATTTAATGGAAAAAGTTCTTCACCCATACTATACTCCTATTGGTGTTAATAATTTATCAATTCTATTAGCTGTGTAATCTTTCTTAATTCGTCTAAACAGATTAGGCTCACCTTTATTATTCAGACGAAGGCTGTCAAGTTTAATTTCTTTATTATGTTTTTCTTTAAGGTCTTTAACCATCTGTAAAGCTGTTTTCTTTAATCTTTTAGTTCGTTTACCACTCATATATACACCAAATCATCTGGTAAATCATCATCGTCTTCATCTTTGTCTTCATAGCCAATCGTACTATCCTCAATATCTTCTTCCTTTTCATAACCTTCATTTTCTTCTGGTTCTTCTGTCTTTTTCTTCTTACTCATCTCTGTCTTTTCCTTTTATTTTTTAATCTTGGTACATTACTGTTATGATGTTGTCCTTGTAGATGTTGCTTACCACGTATTCTGAAACCACAAAAACTACATATATTACTTTTCTGTTTCATTTCTTCCCACGTGCCCAATAAGCTAATGTAGCAAAACCAATACCTGCGATTTCATTCTGCAACGACTTATTCTGTTCTTGCATTACAGTCTCAACTATTTTTACATCCCAGTTAATAGCTTCAAAAAACAACTCAAGACACCAAGCCTCAACATTATAATAATACCTATCATATACTTTCTTGCCATTAACTATACGATGTGGTGCATCATATATTGTTCGTATCTTTAACTGTACATCTTTAATAAACTGTTCTGTACCAGTTTCTTTAATAAAGAAATCATCTGGATTATAACCTTGATTAAAATTGAGTGTACCATCTTCATTAACCCTTTCTTTCATATCATCAGTCAACGCTGGTCCAGCCATTGTAGCTGGGTAAGGGTCATTAGCTTTCTCTGTACCAGCTCGTTCTCTCATTAACAACATTTCATCAGGTGTAACTGTTTTAGGTGGTCCAGCCATAATAACAACTTCATCTACATACTTCTGATTCCGTTTCCGTATTTCTTCATCAGTTAAAGCGTCACCAACAGTAGCATCTGCTACCTTTACCGAGATTACACTACCGAATATATCATCGAAATCTGTCATTTCCTAAAATCCTTTTAGTTTAATACTACAAATATAATATTAAAACCTTATTTTGTCAACCATTTGTTCTTACTTTTATCAACACTTAAATATATTTTTATTATTTTTCAAATGCTACTTGACTTTTTATTGTTCTACTCGTATGTTAACAACGACTCTAACGAAAGAAAAGGTCTATAACGTTATTATTATACATATAATATATATTATAAGTATAATATATACATATAATACAATTATAATAATGTATTCAGATTATTCAGACTGAACTTCTGTGTTCATTACACTCCACACACCACCCTGTGTGCATTATGGTAGAAATAATAAAAATTAGTAAGTGTTTTTTATAAAATATGTATTATTTTTTAGTAAATAATGTATAAAATTATATAATTTTTAGAGAATAACCATTATTTTTAATAAAATAGAATATTATTAGTTAATATGTATAAAAAATGTATAATTTTTTAGAGGAATACACAAGTGAATATATGCAGACCTGTATTTTTTTATTCCTACCATCCCCCCCTATCCCATTTTCTATTGGAATTTTTCTCCATTTCCGTATTATTACTATATTGTAACGTGTTTACACGTTATAGTTCTTTGAAAATATATAACAGCTTCTCAAGGGTTGTGATAGTTAGAAAAATGGAGTATATAATGGCAATAGTTCTAATTATCAAAGCATTACAAGCTACAGGTGAAGAGGTTATTATAGCTGAATTAGAGAGCATGAACGATAAAGTCATAGCAGATTCTCTCTTTAATAACTATTTAACCACTAAGTCGGCACTGAACGGTCAGACATTAGTCTATCAATATCACCCAGATTCAACCAATAGCCATATTAAGGCACTTAGTAAACAATTACTAAGTTTACAAACAGCCTTCGGCTATACCAGTCTAAAGGGTGAATTGAACAGCAACCTTGCAATCAGCTCATCAATGGGCTTTGTAAAGGACGTAACTGACAAGTGGATTAAGAAGTCCACTGAGTGTAACTTCAGCGAATCAGTAGCAACAGCCGTCATAGATGGCGAAACAAAACTTCGCAAGATGGTACGTGATTTTAACGAGCGAATACACGGTCTGGGAATACCCAAATACATAGAGTTCAAAGTCTATATAGACTGGGACACCAGAACTGGGGCAAAAGGCACTTTATCCAAAGTGACGCAAGATGCAAATGCAAAAGAAGAGAAGCAATCATAATAAATATGATTATCACAACCCTATATTGCTAATGTAGCTTAACTTATTGTTAAACAGTTTCAAGCCTGTAAAATACAGAGTACAATATAAACATATTGGAGAATAAATGTTATTACATCCATTATTTATAATAATAATGACTATATTATTATTTGTATCAATTTATTATACACTTAAATAACGGTTAATATGAAAGCTACAAAACTGATTGAGCTATTAGCACAATCTATCGCTGAGCACGGTGACAGGGATATAGTTGTCCACGTTGACATTGAGGACAGTCTAAAATATGCTGAGTTAGAAGATGATTTGCAATATCTAATTCCATCATTTGGGACTGACGGGGCACAATGCGAAGAAGAAGGAGAACATTATCCATTTGAAATTTGGGTGACAGCAGGTAAAATTGCTATTAACGTTGTTAATGGTTAAAATCATTAAATACAAAGGTTACTGGTTCATTCTCAACTAAAATGGAGTACAATGATGTGTACTAAATGCCGTCATATTCGCAAGATTACAGGTAATAAGAAATGTAAATGTATTACCTGTGGTTTTACTAAACTGTTGCTAATCATACAGAAAAAGCCCAAAAAGGTGGCAAGATGACAAAGCGAGAAGCTAACACAATACTTAAAAATATGGTTAAAGGATTAGATGACGATGATGGTGTTAACGAAGCTATGTATACTGCTATTATTCGTTTTACATTTCTTGCATATAATAAAGAAATGGTTAAACGTTTGAGCAAATATGTTAAATGTACCAATGATAAGTTTTACATTAAAGAAAAAAATGTTAAACACGTCTTAAAAGAGATGTCAAAATGATTATCAAACGTAAATATACAAAATTTATTTATGCCACATTCAATCAACCACGTGTATTTGATTGTAAAACATCACGTCAATGTAAACTACCTTATAAATACCATTTTTATAATAAATTGTTTACTTTTATCCCTGATATATTAAAAGATGAATGTTTTACATTAGATAAAGTGATATTAAACTAATGAAAAGATTTACAGATTTTCTTTTAGATACAGGATTACTAATGGGTATTATACTAATAATATATTTAATCATTGCATATATAGTAAAGGTTACAGAATGACAGCAAAAGTATATAAAACAGATGGTACAATAGCTGAAGTAACACCAGCTAATGGTACAGATTTTACATTAGATGAATTACGTATATTCATCAATGGTTCTAATGACCCTAATAATATGGTTGAATTGCTTCATTTACCTGAACATTATCTAATATGTGATGAAGAAGGCAAACTGAAGCATTTACCTGTTAATGAGACAGCTACTGAGATATTCCAATCTGCTGGTTATGCAGATGTAATAGTCGGTACAGTTTTAATATGTGATAAATCAATGGTTAAATAATTAACGGCAGATACAATGTGTAATAATACTAAGGTAAACCGGAAAAGTTACAGGATGCAATACGAACACCTACTGTACATTGTTGTATAAACAATGGTTATTGTTACCTTGTATCTGCTTATATATTTATATGAGTGATAAAATACTATATTGTGGCTGTTTTAATAAAGAAAATGTATACAAAAAATATAGTTCTGATAAAGATGCTATTGATGCACTTAAAAAACTGGCTATTAAAAAATATGCTAAATTAACCGACATAACTAAAAAGATGGGTGGTAAATGGATGCGGATAAGCTGGAGCTAAAGAGACTTAAAAAACATTTATGGGTATCTATCTATGGAGCATTAGTATGTGCTGTATTCTTAATCCAGTTGTTTCGTAATGTTTACGATGTACCAGGTTTTCTACGTTATGGCACAATGATATGTTTTATAATAGCTTGTATGTTGGCAATCTTTAATATGGCTTATTGTTATGCTAAAATACTAATACAGAAAGGAAAATAAAATGAGTAATTATTTGATAGGGCACACAATAAAACAAATAAAAATAGCAGATGATAAAAAAGCTCTGTTGTTTATTACTGATAAAGAAGAAATCATAGTAAAGGTTGATGGTGATTGTTGCTCATCAACTTGGATTGAAAATATAGAATTGCCTGTAAATGGATTATCTGCATTAGTAATATCTACTGAAGATTTGCATATGCCTGATTTAGGTTCTCCAGATAAATATGACGTAATAGCTTATTATGGCTTCAAAATAATGACAGATAAGGGTGATATAATCATAGATTATCGTAACGAATCTAATGGTTATTATGGTGGCAGTTTACATTTTCCTGATGATAAGTATTATTATGGTGGCGTTTATAGACAAAATATTTCAACATTAAATTGGATAGATTTATGACTTATAAACAAATATGGGAATCGTTAAGTGATAAACGTAAAAATCAAATGGCAGTAATGAAACTGCCAGGTGGTACATTGTTTCAAGTTAAAGGTGTAGAGCACGATAAAGAATCAGATTATTATTGTCTGCTTATTGGTATAATGCCGGAGCATACAGAACCTATTGTTACAGATAATCAAACATCATTAGATGATTTATTCAAAACTGGAGGATTATAATGGACACATCAAATTATGATGTAACGACTACGTTCCACGGGAATGGTTCTATTACTCAACAGTTCACACCGAAGCAATCGGTGTTAAAACCCATCACATTAATAGATGAAATTGCGTTGAATGAGGCTGCTTGGAAATTTAATGATGAGTGGGGTGTTTTGATGAAGCAACATCCAGATATTGCTAAGGTGTTAAACAAATTTAAGAGTGGTTGGTTATTCAATAATATTAAACAGCTTATACGCCCTGTTATTATAACATATTTGGAGAATAAAAAATGAATCGTTTTTTATGGAATCTTTTAGTGTTAATATCTATAATATTAGCACTTGTAAATCTTTAATGTCCTAATTAACATATCTAACAACAAAAAATGGAGAAACCGTTATGAAAAAAAGACAGAAAAACCCAGAAGTAAAGGTTGGGATGAAAGTGAGGATTGCAGCGAATCAAGCCTCTCACGGATTTACTATTGGTTCTGTCGTCACTTTGACGCAGATTAACACAAATCAATATGGTGATTGCGTAGCCCAAAACGAATCTGGTAGTTTATATAATGTTTATACCACTGATTTTGTTTTAGTAGAAACAACAAAAACAGATATAGAGCTGAGAATCACCGAGCTGAGAGAAGAAATTGTTGCTGAGGAAAACAAATTAGCATTTCTTGTAGAAACTGGAGAAGAATTATTTAATTATGAAGAATATCAAGCATATCAGATACTTAAAACAGTTGATACAGAAATGTTAACTGCAATCCAAAAAGCAAAACATATTGTTAAATTATTGCAAGGTTAAATTGCTGTATGGCTGGTAATTCCTGTAGTTTAATTGGTAAAACATAAGCGTGTAATTACAAATTATATTACTGGTTTGTAAGAAGTCCGTTCATTTACAGGTTCGATTCCTATCAGGAATTCAATGACAAATAAAATTAAGAAAACATTACAAACAGTTCTATCTGACTTAAAACATTTAGAGCCTTATGTTTATCACGAAGCCTTTACCACTAATAGTGTCTATGTTAAATTCAAAGATGGTAGGTTAAGGTCATTAAGAATGTCTGACCATAATGGATATGATAAATATAGATATAAGTGGAATATAGGCTCTCATATTAAAAAAATGTATATGTCTACTGATGATGGTGTTAAAAGATTTTATTATCCATTAAATAATTTTGGTACAATTATGTTTATTAAACGTATACAACAATATTATGATGTAATAAAATTATCAGAAATTAAAGTGTCTGGGACAACTGAAAAAATAGTAGTCCTGACAGATGAAGAAATTAATGAACTTATAAAGTCCATAACCCAGACTATAAATGGGTGTTAATTAACAACCATCTTATAACTAATATAATGGAGGAAGCTGTGGCTAAAAAGAAAAGCACACGCACCAGCACAAAAAAGACTACTGTAAAATCTACAAAGAAAGCAGTAGCAGCTCAAGTTAGCTTGAGTTTACATAAACCAGGTAGTGTACCGGAAGATGTAAAAATTGCAGCTGGTACTACTGTACGTAGTTTTATATCAGACTTCAATCTGAAAGATTACGTAGTCTCTCACAATGGCTCTGAAGCAATAATGGATAATGTCATCAATAAAGGTGATACTATCCGTGTTGGTTTGAAAACCAAAAATGCTTAGTTAGCTATGGGGCAGAAATGCCCCATTAATTTATAATATGGAGAATAAAAAATGACAGAAGAAGAAAAAGTTAAAATAATAACGGATGTATTAAAAAAACATCCATATATTAAAGCTATGCGTAAAGCCTTCAGACCATCTATTTATAGACCATTACAGTATATTAAATATACATTTAATATTAAAATTGAACCATTTTCTGTTAATGAGGAAGATGAGTTCGGCTGGTTTGGTAAAAGATTTAATCGTAAACATTGGTTAGTAAAACGAATGTTCAAAATAAGGAAAATGGCACAAATGATGTCTCGTAAAGAAATAGAATGGTGTGAAGAATATCAAACTGCCGAAGAAGGAGATTGGCAATGATTATACAATCTTCACCTTTAGAGTTTACTCAGACAGAAACAATGGAAGCATCTATACTGATGAATACACGAATGTCTGAGATGTTAAAACTTTCCTCACGAATCATTCCTATAACTATACAGGAACAAAATATTTTAACTGCTAAAGAGATAAGAACTTATACACTGCCGACAGGTGGAGGTGTTCTTGTAAGTGAAAACTTTTTCTATTGTCCATTTACAACACAAACGAATAAAATATTATTATTATGTTCTTGCTATATTATTAGTGTTAATGGTAATCAAAATGATATTAACAGTTTTGCTACAATTTATCAAAAATATTTGAGCAATGTTTTTGATATTATAAGGCATACCACCTCATACGAAGCAAAAATGATGGAGTTCTCAATATTTGCTTCTAAAATGGTTGGGTATAAACCATTTGATATAAATGCTTTAATCAAAGCAGGTAAAAAATATAAAATAGAAGTCGCCAGGGCTGGTGAAGATATTTCATTCATTGTACGGAATGTAAGATGTGGTAATGAAATAGAAGGATATTTACAGTATAAAGCTATTCAAATGTTTATGACTGAAAAATATACATTTAGGCATACAATTTATTATTTTAATAAATTTATGTATGATACTCGATGGGGTATAAGTAGGGTAGGCTCTCTACATCCTCATATCGGTTCAGGTGGTTCTATCTGTTGGGGTAACCGTGTATCAGATGTACAGCTATACATCGAATCACGCTCTTATGCGTTTTTATTAGAAGTGTTAAAAGAATCATTATTTTCTTATAATCCAGGTGATGGCGATGATGGTGCTCCATTTAGACCTGTCAAAGAAATATCTGAAGTAATAAGATTACTGAATAAATTAATAGACATTAAATTATCAAAAGATGGTAATTCTTCATCTAAAGAAATTAATAGTTCACGATATTTTGCAGAGACCATAGGTAACTCTTTCTGCCCTCATTGTGATTATATCACTAATGAAGAAGGTAGATGTGTTAATCTTCGTTGTAAAGGTTGTGAAAAAGCTAATATAAAATGCTCTAAATGTCAACAAGATTGTGTTATCGGAGATTATGATGAAGATGCCAGAATGTTTGAATGGATTTGTAATAATGAACAATGTATGGCAAGCCCTAAATATCCATATAGAGTTACAGCTCCATATTGCAGACATTGTGGCAGACCAAGTTTAACTCGTTCTGGTTATCCTTGTGTTGATAAAAGTTGTCGTGGTTACACTTTAAGCCAGTGGAGAACATATGAACAATTTTATTGTGCATTCGATTTAATCAATTCTCCCTGGATAAGCCCTGAGGAAGCTGCTAAAAAATGGGAAGCAGGAAAAATTGAACAAGATAAAAAACTTAAAGCATTGTTAATAAAATCTGCAGCAATAGAGCTTATACCAGGGGTTTGCCCATCGTGCGGTAATAAAGAATTAAGCAAAACATCGGATAATGATTTATACTGTACTGCCAGAGGATGTAAAATAAATAATACACGTTTATTTAATAACGCTGGGGAATACATTTATAAATGTATTTGTGATGTATGTGGGAATTACTTAAAATTTGATGTTGCTACAAAAGTATTCACTTGCACAAGTAGTAGTTGTGTAAATTATAATATCCCTCAGTGTAACGCTGTAGGAGATTCATTAATAATATAAAATGGAGAATAGTTATGAAAGCAGATGTTTGGAGACAGCTCGATTTCTTCGACCCATCTAAAGCCCATCCGAAACCATTAATTATTGGTTGTGGGCATATAGGCAGTTATCTTGCCTTTGGTTTAGCACGAATGGGTGTAAAAGAAATTACAATTTGTGACCACGATTTAGTAGAGGCACATAATCTACCGAATCAATTTTTCGCAGAAAGTTTGATGGCTGAACTTGTCCAAGATAAGCCATCACTTCTTAAAGTTGTTGCATTACAAGAAACTATCAAATATTTAGTGCCAACAGCTAAAATTAATATTGTCCCATCTCGTATTGAAGCAGCAAATATTAAAGTTCAGTATTACGATGTTGTTTTTGTTTGTGTAGATGATATGAACGTACGCAAATGGATATTTGATGAAGCTAAAGAAGGCACTAAACTTATTATTGATGCTCGTACTGGTGGTGCATTCGCTAATGTATTCAGTTGCAGATTAACTAAATCAGAAGAATTTAATTATTATGCTAAAAATCTGTGGAGTAATAAAGATGCAGCACCATTACCTTGTACTGGCACTGCTGTTATAGATGTCTCATTTGGTGTTGTAAGTGATTGTATTCATAAATATCGTGAATATGTCCAGAATAAAAGTGTACGCATTATACATTCTTTCCACGATTATATTGTTGGTACAGTTTCTATTATGAAAATGATAAATGTAGAGAAACCAGAAGCAGAGAGAATCATAATACCTAAAGAAATAGCTAAACAGCCAATACAAGCTGTAAGAGAGGCAGATGATGGTGATGGTATGCCAACTTTCGCAGATAATTTAGAGAGGCAAGATGGGGAAGATAACCCATTTGAAATCGGAGAAGATAACGATGAGCGATAAAATAGACATCCAGATAGATGCAAAAGTATTGTATCAAATGTTTGAATACGCTGCTTTCGCATCACATATTCACGGTACAGAAATAGCTGGTTGGGGACATTATAGTAAGAAAGATGGTATTTACAAACTGGCACCACTATTAAAACAAGAAGTGAAGGGAGCAGAAGTAGATACATTCCCCGATGAAATAATCCATAGACAGGATTATGATATCAGTGATATGGTAGTTCAATGGCATAGTCACGTTAATTTTCCTGTGTTTGCTTCTAATACTGATAAAGAATTGATTAGGAAAGCATTAAAGCTATTCCCATATTTAATTTCAATCATTGTGAACTGTAAACACGAATATTTTGCTGAACTTAATTACAAACACGCAGGTGGTGTTGAGTTAGATACTCCACTTAATATGGAAGTGAATCTTATCCCATATTATGACAATACAGCGGTTTATAATGAAGTCAAAAAGAAATGCTATGAACCAAAAGAAGTGGTAGAAAAAGTAACTGCTGTAGAAGGGGCAAATCATAAAAAAGGATGGCACCCAAGATATGGTTCTGGAACGTGGTATGGTAAGAATTTTTATCCACATAACGGAAAGTTTTGGGTAAAGAATGTAAATTATAATCCTCTGCTTAAAATATTTAATGGTAAAGGTGAAATTGTCATACCATTTAAGGATGATGTTAAAGATTCCCCAGATAAAAATGTAGGTTTTACAGCCGAAGAAACTTTAGATATGTTTGAAGATTATTCTGGGTTTGGTATGAATGAATATGGTATGGGAGATTATATACCACCTATAAAAGAAGTAAAGATGATAAAACAGGTTAAAGAAAAAGCTATCTTGCTGGATAAAGATTTACACGATAAAGTATCAATGGTTGTAGCTAATGGTACATATTGGATTCAGCATCTAAAAGATAATTCATACTGTGAAATTTCAGAAGATGGTGTGCTCGTTAATGGTCACGATGGCACTTGGAATGAGTTCCTGATAAAAATAGGCCATTATGAAGAACCATATATGATAGATGACAGAAAGGAAGATGCTGTCCAGAAAAAATCTTAAAACTTTTAGCAGGTACTTGACTTTTTTGGTACTTAGTATTATATTTGTAACTTAATTTTTTACTTAGTTCTAATTTATTTAATCATTTAATCTAAAGGAATAATTATGGCAAAGAAAAGAGGCAGTCGCCCCACTCGTTTTGCAGCTTTAAGAGCATTTTATAATTCTTACAAAGCTGGTTTAATGGATGACGCTCAGGTAAATGCGAATGTTCAACAGACAGGATTCGTTGTTTATGAAAGTGAACTTGAAAAGTTCGCATCAGAGTTCCCAGATGTTGACATAGTAGATTTTACAGCTTTCGTCAAGGCTCACGGTGCTCATAAAGTCGCTGGTAAGAAAGTTACTGGTACTGGTAAACAATTTTCACTTAATACAGCCGAAAAAGCTGCACAAATCGGTGTTCTCCCAGACAATGTAGTTCGTTACATTGAGGTAGTCAATATGGGCTACAAATGGAGAGATGAACTTCAGAAACTAATCCCACTTGGGACTGTTACAATTTCAATTCCCATTCGGCAACCTAAGAAAGAAAAAGCTGCTGCTTAACTAACAGCATCTTTTGTTCTCCATCCCTGGCAGATAAACATAACATATCTGCTGGGGTTTTTATTCATATTTAGGTTGCACTATGTACGAATTTACATTTCTTATTTCCCCAAAATTATTAATTTGCAGGTAAACTATGGTTAAGTTCTGGTTTATATTTGATATAATTCTGATATTACTTGCAGTCATTTTATTATCAACATTGTAAGAGGAGTTCATTTTATGTTAGTGCTCGATATTGAAACAGTAAAGACAGATGATGAAGCATTGATAGCGTATAAGGTTGCAGGTAAAAAACGTGAAGATTACAAACAAGCTGCATTAGATAAGCTGTCAATAAACGCACATACAGGTAAGATTATACTTGCTGGTATGATAAGTGATAAGCCTATTCCTGATTGGACAAACGATGCAGTAGAGCAAGGATATGCTGAAACTTTAATAGGGTTAGATGGTAATTCAGAAACATATATAGTAACTTATTTGTGGAATTGTATCTATTCTGAATTAGAAAGTGGTGGTAGAATTGTTACTTATAATGGTAAAAAGTTCGATATACCGTATTTGATTAAACGTGCTATGATTTTAGGCGTCCCACCACCATACAAAAAATTAACTGGTCTTGTCCCTTACCCATATGACTTAATCCAAAGATATACAAGCGGAGTCCATTTAGATTTATATGAAAAACTGAATCCAAACTATGGAGAATATAGTTCTCTATCAGAATGGGGTTATGTGTTTAAGGGTTCTACAGATTTAAGTAACGATGGTAGTGAAGTGGGTGAGTGGTTCACTGCTGGACTGTATGATAAAATAAAAGAACATTGTCGTGCAGATATATGGAAAACATTTTTTGTCTATAAGAAGGTGACACAATGGCTGAGTTAGATGACGAAATAAAAGTGGAAGAAATACCATTAACTGAAGTTACTGTTTACCACGCATCAACACCAAATGACTGGATTCAAACTGCTTTAGATAAAGGCTTGCCTATTGAGCATCTTGAAAGATTAATGGTGTTAAAGAAAGATTGGGATGCCCAGCAAGCACGTAAAGCGTTTGATGAAGCAATGATGAATTTCCAGAGTCAATGTCCTATCATTAAAAAGACTAAGGAAGGTGGGCAAACTAAAGGTGGAGTAGTTGCTTATATGTATGCCCCACTGGAATCTATTGTTGCACAATCTAAAGAATTATTAGGGCAAAATGGATTCAGCTATCTTATTAAAACAGAATTTATAAATAGTGATTCGATTGCTGGTGCTATTGGCAGAGTAAAAGCTATTTGTATTGTAAGGCATAAAGCAGGGCACGAAGAAGAAAGCGTGATGATTGTTCCTTTAATGACTAAAACAGGTGTAATGTCAGATGCCCAAGTCGTAGCTGCTACTACTACATTTGCTAAGCGATATGCTTTCTGTAATGCTTTCGGTATAATGACTATGGATGATGATACAGATGCTATTGATGATGAAGCTAAAAATAAATTTGCAGAGATATTAAAAGAATGGTGGATTAATGACCACTTACGAACAGTAGAAAGTGGTATAACAAGTAAAGCTGCATTATATCAATTCTTTAACACTCTACCAAATATTGAACAGCTTACTAAATTCAAAGAGCTATTACAGAAAATTGATAGACCAACCCATTCTAAACTATGGGCAGATTTCCAAAGACAAACAGCAACCAGTGCTGATGACTGGTTAAATAAATTATCACAATCAAAACTAATAAAGGAATAATATTATGTCACAAAATGCAGTGGCTAAAGAAGAAATGAAACATTTACAAATATTTTATGCAGTGAACAGATTAAATGAGGCTATTGACCATTTGTCTTGCATAACTAAAAGAATAGTAGGCGAGGAACCATTAGAAAAATCAGATAAACCTGTTGGTGTATCCCCGACACCAAATTTTAACAAGAGGTAATTATGACTATAATAAATGGACAAAACCAACCAATAGAACCAGAAGAAATTCAAGGTGCTATTGAAGGCAGTGTAGATTTTTTAGCAGACCAGGGTTATTGTGTTTTTCACAAAGAAATAGTAGCAGTTTTAGTAAAAGCACTGCGAGACATTGGTAATGAAGATGATAAAGAATTAATTATCATTTTAGATAATGCTATATTATTAACAACAAAATAGGAGTAAAGTTATGGCAGATTTCATTGATGATTTAGGTGCTTATGGTTACGAAATGCCAGAAGGAGCACCACCGAAACAAGAGTATGAAGAATTTTCATACTATCAACACCCTGTGGGTACATACTTAGGGTTTATTGGTAAACTTGGTGCTAAGTTCAAAGGGACAGATGGTAAGTCTGCAACGCCTGATACACCATTTGCTAAGTTTGACCATTATCAATTACCTATATGGATATTTAAGTTCTTAGGTAGTGCAAATGCGCCGACACAAGAAGAAATTATTGTAGTGTCACCAACAGGTAATTTAATATTACCACCTCGACCAATGTTTGAAACATACTTTGGTATGTATATATCAGTTGACCCACAAAGAATTTGGGGACTATCAAAAACATTCGGTAACTGGGCTATACCTGGACATTCAAAGTATAATATTATCCAGCCAAACCCTAAAAATCCTGCTAATAAAACTATCTTTTATTCAGGTTTCCCTGCTTATTATGGATTACCTTGTAAGTTTACATTAACTTTCAAGCCTGATAGCGAAAAGAAACAGCGTTATATTGAAGGTGCGTTGGAAATAGTTGATTATGGCAAACGTGTCCCATTGCCGATACTACAACAGTTTGAAAAAGATGTTGAAACAAAAGTGCGTCTTGAACAAGCTGAACGTGCTACTAAATCCAATAAAGAATATGTTGCTGAGACACCACCAGAAACAAACTTTGATGAACTTGGTGCTGCAAGTGGTGAAGATGATTTAAGCAGCTTTATGAAATGAGTGATGATAAACTGTATGCTCTGCCACTTAAAGGTTTACAAAAAGTGGCACAAAAAATGATTAAACATTATGGACACAATTCAAGTGTATATAAATATATCAGTGAGTTTGAAGATAAAGAATCTAAGCGTGGCAGAGCTACAGTAAAGGGTGAAGAATGCGTGCAGTTAACTGCGGCAGAAGTTAATTTTTTCAGAACATTTTATGAAAAAATACCAAACGAAGATGTAATTTAAGGAAAACAAAATGCCATTAAATTCTCAACATTTGTCAAAAGATGTTCAGGATTATCTTCGAGAGTTGCCACAAGATAAAGAATGTGTTGATGAGATTTATTACCAGACAAAAATTGAAATATATGAACAGCATTGTAATGGTTGTGGATTCGCAAGAATTATATTAACATCATCAGATATGAGGGGACGCAGTAAAGTAAGAGTATTTGATGGACCATCTGCCATTGCAGACGCAAACGTAGTTATTGGTGAGAGAAGATGCGATGTCGCACGAACTTGTACATATCCAAATGATATGAGTGCGAAAAACAACAAAGAAGAACATCCTACATTAAATGAAATTGTATCTAATACCTGTCAGTTTTGGAATATGGATAAACTAAATATACCACCTGATAGTGAAACAAGTTTTATTGAAGTAGAGGAAATACAGATTAAACCATTGGAGAACGAACAGGTTGCCAGAGAAAATATCAACATCGAAAGAATATCCACGGTCTGATGTTTTTGAAAGGGCTTACATACTTAAACTCTTCCACAATGAGCAACTGATAGATAAATATTTAGATGATACTTATCCTAATGTGTTCTTGGATAAGAATTACAGATTAATTGTTTTTTTGATGAAACGATTGAAGCAATTAAAAACAGCTATAACTGTTGATAGTATGGCTCTATATTGTAAATCAGAAGAAGAACAGTTAGTTGCTTTTTGTAAAAGACATAAGATTGTACTCCCGACATATGAACAGCTCCACGATATTTTATACGAACCAGGGTATGATACATCTGATAAGTTATTTGAAGAAGCTAAATTAGAAATCACTAATCGAGCATTTGTAAGATTTGTGGAGGATATGATAGATGAAGTCAAGTATTATAACAGTTATGCAGCAACTCATAGTAATTATAAAAATATAATACTTGGCAAGGCTCGTGCTATTTGGAAAGTACATAATCTTTTATACAATAAAGATGTAAAACGTGACCAATTAGCCGAAGCACAAAGTTTAATAAATTTGAAAAATGAGTACATATCTACATCTTCCCAAGTGTTAAATACTTACATTGGTGGTTTCACTCGTAAATATGTAGCATCTGTTATAGCTAAATCATCCCACGCAAAAAGTAGTTGGTTAGATTATAACTCAGCCCATAGTATCGTTAATAATAAAGTGAAAAGAATTGTTAAGATTACACCGGAAGAAGATGCTGGTACACAATACCGTAGATATTTAGCATTATTCTGTAAAATTTCTACGACAGCTATGAGAATGAAAACAGTAGAGATAACAGATGCTCATATACAACTTGTTAAAGATAAATTACAAAACAGATTAATGATTTATGATACTGTTTACAAATATAAAGATGTGATTGATTTGTTATCATCTATTAACGATACAGATATGATTATAATAGACCACTTACAAGCTATTGAATATCCTGGAAATGGAACGTTCTTAAACAATATGATAGGTAATATACCTGGTCTGATTAATTTCCAGAAAAAGATTGCTAAAAATATTAACTGTTCTATTATAAACGTGTCACAAGTTGCAGATAAAGAGATAGCACGTTCTGATAGGATTATTAAAGCACCAAGATTTTATGATGCTTATGGTTCATCTGTATTATATCAAGTGAGTAGAGAGTTTTTAGCATTATGGTATCCATACAGAGATTGGGAAGACCAGTTAATTAATCCAGGCACTGTACCATCTGAAAATGAGATACAAATATCTATTGAGAAATCATCATTTAGTCGTGTTGGTAAAGTTATGTTACACTTTAATCCAGAGTTTAATTTATTTACAGATATGTCTAAAAAACAGCTTGGTAAGTTGGACTATGTAGCCCCTATTGAACAAACATTATTTGAGGAATGACAAAATGAAAAATCCTTCACCAGAACAAAGAAAAGAAGTTAAAAAACAAATAATGTCTAATTTTGATGGTTGGGTGTTAATTGATATAATCGAATTGTTGCAAGAATTAATGACAGAAAACAGAATTAAAGCAAGATATGCTGCTTATAAATCTAATAAAACTATCCAAGAGATTATGAATGATACTACTAAAGAAAAATAATGAAGCGTCAGCCACAGAAGTAGTTGTTGTTGCAGAAGATGATGATGATATGTTATTTCTTAGTTGGTTAGATTATCATAATCTTTTATTCGGTATGTATAAAGTATATTTTACAGCATTAGACCAACAAGCACAAATGCCAGAAGGTAAATGGTTAAAAAAGAATTATCCAACAGCCAAAGGAATGGCAAGAATATCTGTAACTAAAAATTATATGGAGAAAAAATGAAATTTATTATTAATGACTTAAAACTACACGACAAAATAATTAAAATGGAAAAGTTTTGTGTTGAAAAATTAGGTAAACAAAATTTTGCATTCTTCGGACAGATTAAAATAAGATATGACCAAGATGATTTTGGTCTGATACTGGAAGTCCTTGAATTAGAAGTGGCTCTTTTCAAAACACACGAAGCACAATTAATACAAACTATTCTTTTTAACAGAGATTCAATTAAATTTGAAGAAGAAGCATTACAGCCATTGATAAATGAGTAAATTATATTATCAGGAAGAAGGTATTCGTATCTATTGTGGTGACAGTAGAGAACTGATAAAAAGATTACCAGATAAATCTATTCCATTAACCTTTGCTGACCCACCATATGGTATAGGTTTAGATTATAATAGCCCATTTGAAGATACACAAGAGTATTATCAGCAAATGATGGATTTTCTTTTAACAGATGTATTACGTGTTAGCAAAGTATTAGTTGTGACGCCTGGTGGTTATACTAATACATTACAATGGTTCGATAAAAGAAAACCTAACTGGGATATATGTTGGTACAAAGGTGCTGTCGCTACTCGTTCTATGGTAGGTTTTAGTCATTGGGAACACGTGTTAATCTATGGCGATGGTAGTGTATATGGAGAAATACCTGATTTTATACACGCACAACCAGAGATGGTTAAAGAAGGACATCCGTGTCCGAAACCTGAGAAGTTGTTAATGTTCTTCATAAATGCTTTCACCAAAGAAAGAGAATTAGTATTCGACCCATTTCTTGGTGGTGGCACAACTTTAGTTGCTGCTAAGATGTTAAATCGTAAAGGATTAGGTTGTGATTTATCAGAGACATATTGCAGTATTGCTGCTAATCGTGTCAGTCGAGAAATGGTTATGGAAGGTGTTGTAGTTAAAAATTTACATCAAGAGGAATTATTTGAAGATGGAAACAATCAAGATAATAATTAAAAGTAATGCCATAGTTAAAAAGAATGGGGCTAAAACATCTTTGTTTTATAAAGATAAAAAATCTGGTAGATTACGTGAACGTGATAGACCAGTACATTATTATACTGATGTTTATAAAGACTGGGCTAAGGATGCTATTAAATCTTGTGTTGATTTTAAGACTACACATCCAGAATTAACATTCCCATTAACTGATAGATTTAATCTGAAATGTTTATTCTATTTAGACAGAAATACAGTAGTAGATTTATCAGCATTATACGAGGGTGTACAAGATGTCCTTGCAGGTAATGCCGGTGTATGGAAAGAGCAGATACCTAAAAGTTTATATCAGATCATTGAGGACGATTCGATAAGATTTATAGGCAGTCACGATGGTAGCAGAGTTGTCTTAGATTATGTTTCACCAAGAACAGAAATATATTTAGAGGAGTTTAAGTTATGAACAGTAAACCATTAGAATGTCGTGGTAAACATTGTGACAAAAAGATTATATTTCTCATTAATTCAGAGACTAATCGTAGTATTCCTGTTGAATATGATTCATTAACTACAGATGAGATTAAAGGATTAGACTCAGGTATTAATGTATTATATAACAAGGTTCATCATATAAACCATTATACTTCTTGTCCTGATAGAGACAGATTCAGGAAAAAGAAAGATAGTTAATTATAATGGAAAAAATAATAATAGGCAAAATAATATTATTCAGATTATTATGCCCTAAGTGTGGAGAATATAATTTAAGTGGTGACAATTATTTTCTTTGCACATACTGTAAAACTAAATATGATGGAGAAAAGATAGAAAGTCAACGAATTGTTACTGGGGTCAAAAGAAAAAATTATAGTGTCACAGGTAAAAAATATTTATTACAGAAACAGGATAATAAATGTTTTTATTGTGGTAATGAATTTGGCATTTATTATTATAAAAGTGGGAGAGTAAGGACATTAGCATACCACGCTGACCATCAAATACCTTATTCTTATTTACAATCTAACCCATCAGATAACTATGTTATGGCTTGTTCTATTTGTAATTTATGGAAATCGAATAAGATATTTGAAGATATGGAAGAATGCAAAAAATATTTGAATTATAAGTGGCTCAGAGAATTATCAAACGGTAGGATTGAATTACTTTAATATAGACTTCAATACAAACCCGCTACGCTATTATTATTAGTCAAGAGTAAAAAAACTTGTACAAATTAGGTGGTTTTTTAATTGTTTGTTTTTTAGTCTAAATTGTAACAATCTACTAAAAAGTTTACGTATGAAGAAGCTGATATATGTCAATTATTAGAAGGTCGCCTGTTGAAATAAAGCCAGTAGATAATACAATCAATGGTGGTTATATTTATACATTACATTTTAGATGTATAAGCTGTAGAAATTTTAATATACTGCAATTCAAAGGTGCTGCTATTTATAAATGCAAGCACTGTAACAGAGAAATAACAATATTGAGGGAAAGATGATAGATAACAGTAAAGAAGTAAATGAGAGTTCTTTAACATTAGCACTTGATATGGTGAAAAAAGAAGTATTACGTGCTAAATCTATTCATAAAGAAAATTTTCATAATGGTCACGAAGCATATGGAGTGATTCTTGAAGAATTTAATGAATTATGGGAAGAAATTAAAATCAATCCTAACAAAGAAAGATACAGTTTGTTTAGACAACAACAGGAAGCGAAACAAACAGCAGCAATGCTTATAAGATTTATGATAGAATTAACATTTTAACACCCAGATAGCATAAGTATCAAGTGGGTTCTCAAATAGGTGTACTGGATTGTCCCACAATAAAGGTTGATAGTTATGTCTAATGGTCATAACATATCTTATGGGAACTGGGTGTTATTATTCTTAAACTATTTGGAGAGGTTCTGAAATGGATAACTTAGAAGAAGTAAAAAAGCAGTTTGAGAAACTTTACAGACTGGCTAATCTTACAGAAGTCGGTAAAGAGAAGATGGAAATGCTATGGTCATTTATCAAATCTCAAATCAAACAAGCGAAGATTGATGAGAATAAATATCATAAAGAACGATATAGGATAAAAGAAGATGGAAGTTATAGAGAGCCTGAAATATTTGATGCTTTAACTAAACCGTATGATGACCGCATCAAACAACTTAAAGAGGAGTAAAGCTATGTGGCAAGACAGATTAAAAGAGATTATAGATTATAAAAAACTACCTTACATCAAGGTTAGCGTAAGCGGTATAGAAGCACACATACTCACTCTTGGTGTAGAGGGGAAGGATAGTGATGTAGCAAGGATTAACTCAGCGTTAGAGTCACTCATCACCCAACTCTTGAAAGACCAGAGAGAAAAAGATTTTAAGAAAATACTTGATGGTTTAATATCATTTACAGAAAAACCTCTTGGGACAATAGAAGGTGATGTGTGTGATTGGAACAAACCATCTGTTTTCGCAGGGAATTATTCTCCACAAGAGTTAGAAAACAAAGTTGTAAAAAGAATAAAAGAAACCTTTAATGAGATTCTCAATTCACCAGAACCAAAGTAAACTATAAATTCTTATAATGGAGTTTAAGAAAGGAAAGTAAATTATGAAAAAATGGAGAGCTAAATATGGCGAAGAATATTTTTGTATAGAAATTTTTAGTGGCGAGGCTTACATAAGCCAGTATATTTCATCGGAAGACTCTATTGACCGGGCTTATTACAAATCAGGAAACTTTTTTAGGTATAAGAAAGATGCGGAGAAAAAATTAACAGCCATTAAAATATTATTAAAATCAAAGTAAACTATGGACTTAACAAAAGATTTCACAGCAGAAGAATTTGCATCTAAAGATGGTAGTCCTACACCACCAGATGTATTATTTAATTTACAGTTACTTGCTAATCAGTTGCAGGTATTAAGAGATTTTATAAATGAGCCAATACATATTAATTCTGGTTACAGAAGCACTGCTCATAATACAAAGATTGGTGGTAAACCAAAGTCACAGCATTTACTTGGGAAAGCTGCTGATATAACTACAAAGAATTTTAGTCCAGAAATACTTGCAAGTAAAATCGCATATTTAATCCAGAAGGGTGATATGCTTATGGGAGGTTTACACGCATACCCTGGATTTGTGCATTATGATATAAGGGGGAAAGAAGCAAAGTGGGATTAAAATACTAACACACCTATCAAAACTAATACTAATGTAAGTATTGAACCAAATGAAAATGTATCATAAAATGGTTGTTCAGTAGGGATATAAAATGTTTCGACTACTTTTATTTTTAATGTGTCTACTCTATTAAAAGAATAATCTTTATGGTCAATCTTCTGTGCTAAATTAAAAATATCTTTTACAGGATTATATTCTACAACGCTTGTAATAGTTATTGTATCTTGATGTGACACAACTGTCTCGGTGAATGTTGTTTGTTTAATACTATCGTTAACAGTTTCTGCTGGCTGAGATGAAGTAATGTAAATAGTTGTATCTCTATAAACAGGATATGGGTCTCCTTTCACAAGTACACTATCAATTATAATTGGGCATACCTTAACTGGTTTTAAGTTCCAACCTAAAAGACCACCAATGATTATAAGGACAATCCCTGCCCCAATCAGGGACAGGGTATAAATCTTATTGTCCATTTTTAGGGCTTTTTAGCTTCATTTGATACACCAGCTCTTAGAGTCCCAATACCCAAGAATGCCAATATACTATTAATGAATGCCCATATTTGGCTGTCTACTGTCCAGAAACCAAACACTACCCCGATATTAAACACAGCAGCAAGAACAACAATAATATATGTTTTCTTACCTTGTAACCATACTACCCAACTCATATTACACCTTTATTTAGTTTGTGATTATTCTTCCAGCGGGAGATAATAAGCCCCCGAAGCTCTCATCATTTTCATAGTATATTCATAATCCTGTTCTTGTTTATGTTTCAACGCCTGTATTTCTGTTTTAAGTGTTAACTGTGAAACATATAATCCAATGATAAATCCTACAATAGAACCAACCATTGTAAAAATTGCGACAGCTGTTTTAATATGTTCAGAAAGCCACTTCATATTTCTTTATAAAGGAAATCATCTTCCTTCATCTTTTTTTCAAGTGTATTATTAAACTTATCTTTGAAATCACCATTCCCAAATTGGTCAGAAGTACATTCAACAAGGGAATCAATCTTGTAATTCATTAGCCTTCCCCTGTTACTCGACCTGTCAATCTTTTTTGTGATATGCTTCAGAACCAATAATGCAATCGAACTTAATACTGTTGTTGCAACCGTTAATAATATCTCGACCATTTTTTCTCCAGAATTTTCAAAAAATATGATGTATAAATAAGTTTCTTAATTGGAAAAATGCTATCCAATATAAAATTACCCAGATTTGATAATCAAACCATTCTGCAAGGAATTTTATTCTAACTTTCGGTAGATGTTGAACTGCAAATTGGAATAAAAACAATATTGCTAATCCGTGGATAAGATGAAAACTGTCGAAATCTTTCCAGAACGATTGCCAATGAATATACCATAATGGAATCCACGTTTCTGCTGCTGTCCAGCTACCTCTGTCAATAAGTATCTGTACTTCACGATAACTTACTGCGATAAGATACAAGAATAACCATATCCATCGTTTACTTTGTGTAGTTATCATATACCTTTGCTCCTAATGCTAAAATAGTTAATGGTACACCAAGAACCAGTATTATCAATATTTTACCTATCCACGTTAAAATAAATATCATTTCTTCATCACTCTTTTCCAAGCCATTTCAAATAGATGTTTTTTTATTTCTGTTATTTTATCAGAGTATTCTTGTCTTTGACCTTCATCAGATTCGTGTGCCTGTAATGTTTCATAAATATCAATACAGTATTTATAACAACCAGCAGGAGTATTCAGGAACATCAAAAACAATAAAATTATTCTTATCATTGGTCTGAACCTATTAACCCATCAGGGGTAAAAGTATGTGTACCTAATTTTATCACCGGCAGTCCGCTTGATTTACCAGACAATCTTGATGGGATAGTAAAGTCATAGGTATTCAGATAAACATTATCCCATTGGTTAAAAGCCCAATCAAAGTTTGTAAATGTTGGCTGAGATATAACTGTGTTTTCATCGTGCTGGTCGGAGCCAGATACATTTCTCCAGTTAGTTAAGGTTCTTCCTCCACCCCAGCTTGTAAAATAATTTGTAGAAGTTGTAAAGCCAGGTTTATATACCTGGTTATAATCAGAAACCATTGTTGTACCTGAACCCATCATCAACAGTATTGCTTTAGTTCCTGTTTCAACAGCTACATTATTATACTGGACTACGAAAGGTAACTGGTCATACCAAATCCAATCACATCCTGCAGCAGTTCTGCTTACAATAGTATTTTGAATTACATAAGCTGAATCATTCCCAGCAAATGGTACTCTGCTCGGTGCAAATACAGGTGCTGTACTGCTTGGTGCAGCAAAATAGAATATGTTATTTAAGACAAATATCTTTCCTGAATTTTCTGTTGAATAACAGACTTGATTAAATTCACCTTTATTATTTGCGTGAAGAAATCTATTACCCTCAATCCATATATCACTTGAACGATTCATCTGAATGCCATCACTATGAGGAGAGGGTGCATTGTTTCTGCTCACATAAGTATTGTTAATTATATAAACAGAATCACAACTTTGTAAAAAATGTATATCAGTCTGGTCTCCGGCAGCAGAATCCTGTCTGAAATAAGAATCCCTGATTGTAATGTTGTGAACTGATGCTGTGCTTCCACCTACTCGCATACCTGTATATCCTCTTATTAAAGGCAAACTAAGATTCTTAAATTGTAAATGATGGTGAGAAGCTGATGAACCTGAAAAATCTATTAAAGAACCACTCACAATACTTTGCCCATCAACAGTAAGATTTTCAATGCTTACATAAGAACGTGTACCGCTTGGGGAAATGGTAGGATTAGAAGTTCTTCTGAATATCACTTCTCCATTGTGTCCTGATGATTTACCTTTTGTAACAACTCTATATTGAGAAGCTGTACCATTACCTGCTATACTTAATGCAGTAGTATAAACTTGTGAAGTAGTACCGCCTGAAATGAATAAACTATCCCAATCACTTCCCCAAACAACACTGCTTGTACTTGTCCACGCATTAGTCCAGCTTGTACCGTTATTAAGTCCGGTTGCAAGTGGATCAATAAATCTGTCTCTTATACCATCTTCATCGCCCCCCACTGGTGGCGGCGGTGGCGGACTTTGTATATCTCCCAACACGTGAAGCGTCTGAGTTTTTTCTGCGGTGATAATTAAATCATCGGCAAAGCTGCCGGTTAAACCAGAATTAGTATTGAACCTGATAACAACCTGAACTGTGTCTCCATCGTCAACCGCCTTGCTTCTGTTTACAACTGAAAATGGTGAGCTTAATCCAGTTAAACTTGTAAGGTTCAAAGTTATTCCTGAATTGTTTGTCAATATTCTTGTTGCTGATATAATACCAGAACCAGAATCAACAACTCCAAATGAATAAGGTGTTGAAAAGCTGAACAGTGAATCGCTTGGTGGAGGAGTGTATCCAATTCTCGGATTCCAATATGTTGTGCTTGTATTCAATTCTAAGCAACTGTAATCTGTCATTATAAGTGCATCACCACCTGAATGCACTCCGAATATTCCATAAGGAAAATAACTTGGGAACGCAACATTGATTATATCTAATCCATCACCATCTGACGAACCTGGCACAGTTACAGTTTTAACAAATGTATGTGGTCGTTCTCTTGTGAAAAACTTAAAGCTGTTATTCCCTTGTGAACAAAGAGCTATATAGCCAGTTCCATATCCATAGTAATAAATTGCAATACCTTCAAGGTCAGCAGCAACTCCATTTGTACCTACGTCAGCAAACTGAGTTTGAAAAGTAGTTGAACTGTCAGGTTCGGCTGCAAATTCTCTGACATAATTATCTTCTCTTGCCACATATATCTTACCTGTTTCATCATCACAAACCATACCTTCAGTTATAGAACCCATTTCCCAGGTTCTTAAATGAGTATCTCCAACTGCTGCAATACTGCCAGCTTCATCTTCCAATTCCCATTGAGCTACTGTACCGCCCTGGTCTGATACAAACACATAATAGATTGTATCATAAGGTGAGCGATAAAGTGTAAGCCCATAATTTTGCGACAAAACAGCACTTGCATCAATCGAACCTGCTGCACTTAATGTTCTTGTCGTTGGATTGATTTTATAAAATAGTATGAAATTAGTTGTTCTGTTATTCACAGCCACAAAATCAGTTCCTGTACCAGCTAATCCGAAATCATATCTTACATCAATATTGCCTGGTACACCAGAGGGATTTATAGTTTGAAGTAAATTGTTATCCAAATCAAACACATATATTCTGCTTGAACCTTTATCAGAATCTATTATCAAAGATAAATCCGGATCAGTCGGATGAATCCAGAAACAGAAATCATCCATATCTGTAGTCACAGCATTTGTAATTGTAATATTCGGCTCTAAACAAGTTTCTGTCGGTGCTTCCGGCATCGTATAACCAACCGATGCTGTAAGAGTAGATATTTGCCCATCTCTTACAGAACCTAATTTGAAATATCTTAATACTCCATAACCAGCACCATCATTATAAGTCTCTACACCGCTGTCAACAGAAGCTGCATAAACAAAAGTAATATTATCAGGACTTGAATAAACTCTTACAGAATCAAATCCATCTGCACCAGCCCAATCAGTCCAGGTTATTAAAAAAGCACTTGTATCAGCATTATGAGTTATCGCTAAATCTGTTGGGGGTAGTAATTCAGGGAAAAATATAGTTCCCGACATTGTATATGTTTGAGTTGTACCAAGTGTTTTATCAACAGATAATGTATCGTCATAAAATCCTTCAACAGAATTTCTATTAAATGAAATGCTTATAGTATCTTCACTGCCAATAGGAATGGTAAATGGTAATCCGCTTTCATCAATACTAAATGGAGAGCTGAGGTCATCTAATCCTATAATTTCTACATCTTGATTTCCTATGTTTTGCACTATCACCTGTATCGTAGAATCACTGTTGCCCGAAGATGAATATACTCCTATGTAAGCATTATCAACAAGCACATCATCTAAGAAAAAATATTGACCTAATAATGGAGTCACGGCTGATACTTGCCCTGCTCTTATATTAGTTATATCGGTTACAGCAGTATTACTTAAGCCAGTTACCTTCTGCTGGCTTACACCATCCAAAAACACTTCAACTTCTCCTGTACCGCTTCCAACCTTCCATCTCAGTTCAATATAATGCCAGGCATTTATAGTTATGTTTGCTGCAATCGAAGCACCTGTTTGTAATCCTGCATCAGTACGATAAAGAAATCTGTATAAATAGTGAGTAGAAGAATTAAATCTTAACTGTAAAAGAAAATTACTCGCCGAAGCATCTCTGCAGTCTATAAAGGCATAAGATTGTAAAGTACCCTGGTCAACATTAGGATAGTTGCTTGGTAAATACAGGTATGCTCTCACAAAAAATGAATCTTGATTACCAGTATAAGTATGCTGCCCGAAAGCATCATCAGTAGTTCCTCCGGAAGCAACTAAAAATCCATAATCTCCTTGATGCTTAGCAGAATCTCTTGCATCAAAAATATTATCTGCATCTGTATCTATAACATTAAATTGAGTTTCATCTCCTGTTTCAGCATCACCAACAAGTTCAGATGCCGTTTCTCCTGGAGCTGCTAACGAATCCAACGTACCATAATCTAATGAGGAAGGGATAAAAACTAAATCATAAGTTTTATCTCCTGTTTCAAAAGCAAATACATCTGAATATGCTATTGAATTATCTGATACAGCAGCATACTTACCTTCACATCGTATTCGGTAATAATAAGTTACTCCCTCTGTGATTGTAACATCAGCATATTGTTGTATATCTGTACCAACAGTATCAATATTATTCCAGCTTTCTCCTCCATCAGTATTCCTTTGGACAATCTGTCTTACTTCCTGACCAGAATTATCTTGCCATACAATAATTGCACTATCAATGCCGCTTGTTATCTGCTCTATTACAGGTGCATTTATTAAAGTATAAACAGTATCCCAAGCAGTTGTTTTCCAATAAAAATATCCAGCCTTTGAAGTATATGAAACTGTCTGACGTGCTCTGTATAACGCATCTTCAATAGGATTTTGTAATATCTTAGAAATGCCAGAGATAGAATCTAAAGTTGCTGTACCAACAATACTCATATCATCTATATAAACTGTGTCTGCTTTATTCAAATAAAATTTTATATCACTTGTAAGTTCATTAACGGTTGGCGTAAAGAGCCATAATTTTTCTTCAAAATTTGTTGAGGAAAAACTGAAAGCCTTCGTCTGCGTTCCTATACTGACAAACAATGTATCGTTATTTGAATATGGTACTTTCGCATAAAAATGAATTGAATCCATTTCAGCTGCAGTAAATGCAATAAACTGAGGGGCTACAAACCCTACTGCTCCACCATAATACCTGAATCTTATATGGTTAGATGCGGAACTTCCAGCCGCAGTTGAAACAATTCTGCCTGAATATGTTCCTGCGTGTTTGAATGTAGATGAAGAATCAAATAAATGATTGCCGGCATTAGTGTAATTAGGGAATAAAGAAATCTTCACATCTTTTATATATGCAACATCACCTGCTGTACCAGGGAATGTGCTTTGATTGGAAATGTTTCTTCCTTGCATTAAAGGTGGTAAAGCCTGCCAGATATTAGTTCTCTCCTTACTTGTAATCCAATTACTGTTTTCAAAAAAAGAATTATGTGCAAACGCAGTCATAGAAACCCAAGTTTGTAACTGATATAGTGAAGTATTAGCAGTAGGGATATATCCTTTTATTTCCAACTGTACAGGATCGCCACTTGCGTGTCCGGATAATACTGTTTTATTAAAACGATGGTAAAGTGTAGTCGCATCACTTGTAAATCTTAAAACATCATTCACACCATTTATACCATCAATATTACCAGCTAAAGTCCCACCCTCTACAACAGCCCATCCATCAGCGTCAACACTAAAATTACTTTCATATAACACATCAACTTCAAAATTTCTGTTTATCTGACTGTAGATTTTTTCACCCACTACTGTCCCATAACTCCATACCATATATCTCGCAGGTTTCCTGCTGCTTCCAAGAGAATCATTCTCTGTTTTTGTCTGAGTATATGCACCTGAAAATATTACTAAATCTTCAGAAGGTGTAGAACCGAGATAAACTGGGTCATAGATGTGAAGTTGTTTATTCCTTAAATAATGTTCATCTGGTTGAGTAAGTCCAGTAGTAATAAATAAACAAATAAATAATATTACATATTTCATATTATACCTTAAAAGTTTTTACTGAGAAGTTTCCATTGAGTAGTATAGCTATCATCTGCTTCATTAAAAAATGGTTGAACATACTTAAATGTATAAAACAACAATGGGTCAAAGACTGTCCATCTACCTGCTGTAATAGAATAAGTAACAACAATGCCATCATCTTCAAGAATAGCAAGCGAATCTGGATGTGTGCCAACCCTGAATGAGATAGTTGTAATACTAAAAGTGCTATCAGATGCTTTCACCGCCGATAGGTAAAAACCATTTTCAAGTGTTATTACAGGTAAAATAGTATCACCTGGTGCTACCACCCTTGTCCAATGTTCTCCATATGGTTGAGCAAATATTATCCCCGATAACATCAGAAATAAAAATACAATCAGTTTTTTCATTGTGTTCTCCTATTTATGTTACAAATATAATACAATTTATCTAATTTAACAAACCTGTCGAAACTGCTTCTTTATATTCCTTAGTACGCATCATCTTAATCTTACGTTCTTGAGCATCTCTTAACATTTCAGCTACCTTATGTAATTGTAATGTCTTTTCAATAGCTTCATATTCAGTAGATGATGCTATTTCTTTTCTTATCTTTTTAAGTTCACTTATTTCTCCCTCTATTCTGTTAAGTTTATTAGGCAAACCATATATCTGCCTTTCTACAGCTTTAGACACATCTAATGGTTGGAAACTTAATGTCTTATATAAAACATCTTTCCAAGTTAAATCTTCTTTTTTAACTATAACATTATTTCTAACCATTATACCATCTTTCTCCCATTGATAAACGACAGTAGCTACATTTCTTAAAAATAATGGCAATACTTTAACAAGATTTTTCTTAATTTGCCGTCTCTCTACATCTGTTGTAGCTTCATTTAACACTGCTGTTTTTAATCCTTCATATAATCCCTGAGAACCATCAACTATATCTTTTACAAACCCATAAGGTGCACTTATCATTGCTTCTGCAAGTTTACCTTCTGTAGAATATGACTTTAAGTTAGAAACTAAATCAGTCGGGAATATGGTTCTTTCATCAAATAACCTGCTAACATCTAAATCTGCTAATGAAAATACACCACGACTTGTAATACTGCCAAGACCTGGTACTATACCATTCAAATCATCTAACATCTGTAATGCTTCGTGTTCTGTATCGTTTTCAGTAAATAAATCAGCAAGCATAAACATACCTGCCATTAATGGGAATTTAGTAGCACCGTGCAAACCTAATCCCACTAATAATTTAACTCCTAATGCTCCCCATTGATGATTACGCATTAACTTCTCATATAAAGCAAGATTATGTGTTGCGTAAGTCTTAAATGTAATAAACGATTTATCCAATGCTTTTAATAATGGTTCTTGTCTTGTATGAGGTTTCTTACTCGCAAGCAATGGTATTCTACCACCGACACCCCACTGGTCCATTGTTTCATCTATTTTGTCTGCAACATAATTAGTTAATTTTTCACCAGCCAATCCTTTTTCTTTACCTATATTATAGAATGTTAGCATAGACTGAACACGAGTAAACTTCTCTAACCCAGCAGATGGTATATTAAGCATTCTAATTGCAGACTCTAACCACTTCCCTGGCCCAGTCGCATAATGATAATCTATTTCACCCATCTGGTCAGAAAGTTCTTCAACGCCAGTCTTACCCATCTTCTTCATATAAGTTAAAGTATTATATATATCATATAATTCTTTGCCATACCCGAAACTACTAATTTCCTGCTCACTAAGTCCTTTTTGGTTGGCACGAATAAATTGCATTACTTTAGCTGATTCTGTTAATGTGCTCCAAAATGTCTTATTACCATTTTTGCTCTCTGCCATTGCAACAGGCAATACCTTTTGAAATACTTGGAATGGCTGTTGGAACATAAATGATGCTCTCATAGCAAGATAATAAGCATAAGTATATTTCCTAATACCATCAGCGATAGACTTATCTGAATGTGTGATATTATTAACATACTTAGTAGCATAATCATATTCAGATTGTAATTTTTTTAGTTCACTATCTGTCGGGCTACTACCTTTAATATCATATTTATTCCTTAATTCATCACTAATAGGTGTCATTGTACTTTTATTTAACACATTCAAATCTTGTAACCAACTTTCCATAGAACGTGTCATTTCCATATTACCAATCATACGATATAAACCTGAACCTTCGTGGACAAATCGTTCCAGATTTTCTTCTAATTCTCTCGAAGTAAATTCCATACCAGGTATAAATTCTCGTTCGGTAGTATGCTGCTCAAACGTACCTGCTTTTAATGATTCTTCCAATTTAGCGATAATCGGATTATCAAGAGGAATATGCCCCAATGCTGCTAAGTTTTGTAACTGTCTGGCTGTCAAACGATTCCAATATTCACCTTGTTTTAATATGTCACCTATCCTATAAAAACCTTGTTCTGTCACTTCATAACCTTTACTACGCCATTCTTCGACTTTAGCCTTTGCATCTTTTTCATTTATCGCATACATATTTCTACGCTTACCATCTGCATTAGCCATATCTATAATCCAAGTATCAGGAGTAGATGGTCTAACAAGATTAAGATAATGAGCATCACCATAATCATACATCTTTTCAGACAAATAATCAACAACCTGTTCTTTCCTCATTGGTTCAGCTTCAAGTATGTCATTAGCTTTGCCATATGTTTCTTTAGATATTTCTTCGCCTTTCGCTATGTCATCTTTTAGTTCTGGGAAAAATTCTGTGAACTTTCGTTTGTTTAATGACTCTGTAACGTTCTTGAAGTTCTGTAAAATATATTTATTAGCAAGTTTACGAACCTCAACAGTTTTATCTTTAGTAGCTTGATATGCTTTATCAACTTTAATTTCTTGTTCTGTAAATTTATATTCTTTATATAACTTATCAGCAGTAAGTGGCTCACCTTTACTTTCATACATATCTTCAGTATATTTCTGGTATTTCCCCATTAATCCTTCTTGTGTTTCTTGTGGAAGATTACGGAAAAATGATTTGCCCTGTTCTTTTATTAACCAGTTCTCTCTCCAGATACGATTACCTGCTTCAACAGCTTTACGTATAATCCAATTTTCACCAGTCTCACGAATATCAGCAAACTTAGGCATCTTATATTTAGCATATGCTGGCGGAGTAGTTAATTGCCATAACTCACGAATCTTATCTTTCGCAGCAGTTGGTATATCTGAATATAATGTTGACTTTAACATCTTATCAAGCATTCTATCTGGGTTTAATCTATCAGGTCTTGTCCTATCCCATTCGTATAATGCTTCTTTTTGAACATATGTATCCTTTGGTGATGGGGCTGCTGCGATAGAAAATAATTCTTGCACATCTTCAATAGACATTTTATCAGTTTTAGGGTCATAATATTTTTTAACATTTGAATGAATACGTTTTCGCAGTTGTATTTTACCATTTGCTAAATCTCTGAAGAAAGCATATTCATTTGTCAAAAACTCATTACCCTTAAAGAAATTCATCATCTTTTCAAAGAATGCTTTTAACTTCTTAAATCCACTTAATTGTGGTCCAGTGCCTGCTCTCCAGTCAGCATAAGCATCAGCTATTAATTCTTCTGCTCTGATTCTGCTTACATTTTTATTATACTTATCACCAGCTCCATCCCATCCACGTTTCTTCAATAAATTATAATATGTGTTTTTATCTAATATCAACTCACTTAATCCGTGGAATTTTTCGTGCTCAAAAGTTCTTGTTTTGCCATAACGTGGGTCAATAGCTATTTCTATATCTTTGGATGGGTCTATCAAAGATATACGAGTGACTCCTTCTATATTGAACCCACCCTCTATATTTGCTGCTTTAAGTTGCCCTTCCGTTGCTACCTGTGGTATAAGTTCTATCTTTGCTGTTATCCCATATTCTTGCCCAAATGTAGTGTTAAATTCATCAATAACTTTTTGTACTTCTGTTCGTCTTTTAATATTAGTGCGGACAGCATTAGCATCAGTTATACTATATTTATTAACTACATTTTTACCATATATACCAGCGACATAATCTCTACCAGCTTTATTTATAATACCTGCTTCAACTGCTTCATCTAATAACTCTTTGACAGTTTTACCTTCACCTTGTCGTGGTAATGCCCACTCTGTAAACTTTGTAACAGATTCTTCAATTTCAAGTTCTTTATTAAGTTGACCACGTGCTTTTTCTGTTGCTATCATCTCCGCACGTGTACCGCCAGCTTCTGGGACATTAACAGCTAAACCAGTTCCTTGAGTTTGTTCTAAAATATCCTGTTTAATTTCTTCTGATTCAATAGGTATCTCAGGTTTAACCTCTGGTAAAATACTTACACCCCTGTATCTTGGTACATCTTTTAACTTACCACTCTTAAACACATCATCAACATTTTTACCAGTGTAACCACTATATTTATCTGGATTAATTTGTTGTAATATAACAGCAATTTCATTAGATGTCAAACGAGCATCACCAGTAGCTAATGCTTTAATAAGATAATCTTCGGCAGTGTATTTCTTATTTTCTTTTAACTTCCCTGTCTTAGTTAGATTATCAGGGGCTTTCTCTAACTCAATATTCTTAGCATCTGCTTGTCTTTGTGCAAGTTCATATAACTCTGCTAACGGTTTAGCGATTTCTTCCTGCTTAACATCAAAACCTTTACCTTTACGCTTAGAAATGGCTTCAACGATTTCTCGTGAAGTAGTGTTGATTCTCTCTTGAGAAATTTCTTTAATAGGCTTTGTAGGTTCAATTTGTTTTGACGTTTCGGGTAAATCTTCGACTTTTTTATTTTCCTCAATTTCTTCTTTATCGGGTTTTACGTCCTCTACAAGAGACTTTATAGCAGGTTCTTCTACTTTAGTCTCTATGGTTGGTTCTTCTACAACTTTCTCTGTTTCTACCTTCTCAACTGGTGTCTCTACCTTTTCTTCTTTGATATCTTTAGCTTCTAATAATTTATTAACAGGTATATTAACTGTTCTTTTATCAGCTAATTCCACATCTACGTTTTTATATTCATCTGTGAAGTTCTTAATTTTACCACTTTGTTCTTGACCGGCAGATTCAAATTTAACCGTATCACCAACTTTAAGTGCCTCTGATTTGATTTCTTCTTTTATCGCTGGTTTAGATTTAGCATACATAATACCATTAGGTAAACGTATTTTGTCAGATGTAAATTCTGGTAATAATCTATTATTATAATCTGTAAGATTCTCACTTGGCATAATAGTGTTACGTAATTTATCAAGCACTCCAATCATATCTTTTAATATCTTCGGATTATATGCCATTTTCTGGGCAATAGATATTGGCACATATCTTTGATATGTTTCTAAACTTTCTTGGTACTTAACTGGGTCTATAATATAATCCTTGATGTCATTTATTAACCATTCCTTAAAAGCATCATATGGTATTTTATTTTTATTGGTTATACTTATAAGGTCTTTACGTAATTCTATATCATCAGGTAATTTCCACGAACCAAATGTTTTGCGTATCTTATCACCAACCACAATAGAAGATACTACTTCTGCTAATGTTCTTAAGCGACTGCCATATTCTTTAACAATATTTTCATCTAAACCTTTAACAATATTATCATATAGTTTCTTGCCATTCTGTTGTTCTCTGTCACGTTTAAGAGCATCACCATAAGATAATCTCTGATAATTGGGCAGTTCGTTATAATAAACCATACCTTCTTTAATTTCTGGTGTAATCTGTAATGGCTCAACATCTATCGGTACAAGTTTACCTTCTTCCATAAACGCTCGTTTATCTATCTGCTGTAATGTACCTTTTTCTTCAATAAAATAATCTGGGCTAAAACGACCATTGATAAACTCACCTTTATCAGTGACAATCCGTAATGGTTTAGTTCTCTGTTCCTGTATTACACGAGAGTAAGCACGTGGATTAGTAAAATGAGTAGCTGCAAATCCTAAACCTGTCGCTATTGCATCTTCATCACTATCACCCATAAACTTACCAGATAAATAACCAAAACCAAATGAACCACCTAAGCCAGCTAATTCTTCACGTATAGCAGGATTTTTAGTAAGGAACAATTTACCAACACCTCTACCGATACCAACACCAGCAGTACCAGTTCCTGCTGCTAATGTGCCCATCAACGCACTATGGAATATAGATTTTAATGCTCCACCAACACCTTTTTGTTCTAAAGCATTTACTGTTTGTGGAACACCTAATAAATTAAAGTTAACACTTTGTTGTAATATCTGTCCAAGAAATCTTGGTGCTAAATCAGTAGAAGTCATTAAAGCACGAGTAACCTGAGAACCCTTCATTATCCCACTGGATATACCACCAGTTAAAGCAAGTAATGGTAAATCAAATGTTAATGATGCTGCTGTCTCAATTACTTTATCAAAAAATGACCTGTCAATATCTTGTCCGTTAACACGTGCCATAAAATCAGAAAGTATTTTAGATTGGACATCATTAAGATTTAATTTTTTATTACCTAAAAATATGCCATCTTCCGTAACATCGAATTGATTATATATACCACCTAATTTATCACCAGTAAGCAATTCTACCCATCCAGATGTCATTGAGTTACCAGCAGCTCTCATTATAAAATTAGGCTGTTCGACTTTACCTTTATTCAACACCAAATAATTTCTTAATTCTTTGAATGTACGCTGCTCTGGGGTTTCATCTCCCTTAGATGGTAAATATGTGGCAGTAGTATCAAATTCTGCTTTACCAGTTTCTGTTTCTTTGAATGGCGATTCAACACCAACTTCTCCAAATTGAGAATGTATTATAAAGTTCTTATATTGTTCTATGTCTTGTGGTGTTTTATAATATTTCAGAAACTCTGTAGTTTCCTGAATATCTTGCATATCTCCTGGAAATGTAGCCAATGCCGGTGTAAATGGAAATGGTACATCCGTTTTAGGATTAAATCGTTTTGGTCTATCTGCGAAAAAATTATCAGGCATATTATTTATTTACGTAAAAAAGCATTTTCAGGTAAAACCTTCGGTGCTGTCAATAACTTAAATTCTTCTGATGTTATATATGGCTTATCGCTTGAATACGCATTCTCCCATAGGCTACCAGAAGTTATCTTATTTTTTTCTTCTTTTAATTTTTTATTTAATGCTATTCTATCATAAGGGTTATAATGATAATCGCCTTTAACAATACCATAATCTCCGACAGGCATATATATATCTTCTAAACCCTCTACTGGCAAATTCATTAATTGACTATCTGGGTCATTTTTATCAATAGGTCGTTTTGTGGTTGTACCGAAAACACCTGGCATCATACCAGAAACTAAGGCATAATAATTCATATAAGTACCACCTGGACCATATATCTTAGCCATATCCTTAACCAACTCTGGGTCAGGTGCTAAACCTGCTTCAAATTCTTCTTTAGATGGCAACGTTCCCTTTGAAACATAATTTCTCCAAGCCCCCTTTAGTCGGTCATTCATATTCATTAAACCCGATGACAAGCCCCTAAGCTTTGACATATAAGCTTCTAATTCCATATCAGTTATACCTTGTCCTGCTTCTTTAGATAACAATGCTAAATCATTAAACTTAAAACTTTTACCTGAGTTATCCATAGCTAATTTCAACCCAGCAGTAATAGCACCTTTGCTTATCTTACCACCAAAATGTTCAAAAGCATTATCTACAACAGTTTTAATAGCAATATTATGCTTCTTTAATCTTTCACCACTTGCTGTTGTAATATCCCCACCTTCGATTAAATCAAATGTAGGTGAATTTAATATATAATCTGTAGCTTCCATAGAATCACGTCTTAATGCTTCATCTTTAATCCAAGAATCAAATTTATCACGTGTCCAATAATAGTCTGTCGCTAATGCTTTATATTCTATATTCCTTAATGGAGCAATTCCTTTTTGCTCTACAACTTGTAACTGCTGTGCTAATTCAGTTGAAAGAGTATTAGCAACTTTGACACCATCATCTCCAAGAGTAACAAACGCAGATATAAACGGTTGATAAAGGTTAGTATATGCCCCCATTTGATTAGCTATTTGCATAAAATCTACTGCTGCCAATACATCTTTGGGTACTTCACCAGCTTTACGTTCAGTATCAGTTGTACCAAGAAACTTATTAAAATCTCCAGTTTGTTCCATTGTGGTCTGGAGTTCATTCTTATCAGCTTTGAACTTGTTATAAAGTTCGACAAGAGATTCATTCTGTTTCTTTTCTTTGACAGCAGCACCATAATTTGCCACACCGCCAAGAAAATTTTGTTCATTTAATACAGCAAGTTGTTCAAGGAATGTTGACATTGTTACTCTTTTATCATTGCTTGTGTTAATAGCCAGCCAGCCACAGATATAGATTTAACATCTATACCACCTAAAGGAATCCAACCTTCTTTTATCAAATCACTTATTGTATTTTCAAATAGATAAAAGCTGTCTATTTTTGTTTCCATAGACACAACTTTATACTTTGATAATTCTACATCAATAGGTTTTTCTTCTATTGCTGTGATATCTTCTTTCTTGCCAAATATACTCATTTTATACCTCTTATGGTTTTATTGGTTGATATGTTATATCTTTATATCCTTGTGCTACATTACCGAAACCAGTTGCGAATAAATTTAATGTTTGTAAAAATGTAGCTAATCCTTTTTGTATGCCAGTCATATCTGGTTGCATAGCAGAAGCATCACCCAATATTCCTAATCCACTTAACACTCTGCCCTTAGCAGCATCATCAAGTTTATTCCAAAATTCCATACCGAATTGTTCTACACCGACAGCATCTCTTTCGCCCTGTGCTATTGTCGGTGCTAATGCAGCAGTATAAATTTCTCCCTTCGGTTGCCCAGATGGCGTACCGCCTGCACCGAATGCTTCTGCTAAAGAAGTACCAGTTGTAGTAGCAGCTACATTAGCAGCACCTCGTACTGTCTGTTTCATTTCACCGACCTTACCTTCGACTTCGCCTTTAGTATATGATGGTGTCCTTAAATATTCTAATTCTCTGTCAAGTCGTTTTAATAATTCTTCAACAGCTCTGTCTCGTGGACTATCTTGTGAACCAAAAATACTGGTTAATAATGATAAGCCACCACCAACCGCACCAAGACCTGGCAAAGATGTTAAAAAACTTCCGAAGTCAAAACCACCAGATGGCTCTGTCCCACCTTGTCCATAATATTCTGCCATATTATTTTCCTTAAATTAAATTCTCTAATTGTGCTTGTACTAATTGAACCGTCCAGCTTGCAGATGTACCGCCGTTTACGCTTAACCCGATTATACTATTTGAAACTGTTGAGTCAAATCCACCACTTGTTGCTATTTCTGGTTCTGAAACTGCTGTGTTACCGAATCCAGTAGCGACTAATCTATGCGTTAAACGACCAAGCGTTTGTAAAACTGCTGAAGTACCAGAACCAACTGCTCTGAAAGTAGCCCATATTTCATATACACCTTCATCTGCTGCTGCTGTTTGTGCTGTCCACGTCAATGTTCCTCTCGTTGTATCGGCTGTCGAACCATTTACGCCAAATCTTATATTTATAATTGGTGTTACTGTACCTGCCCCCGTTTTAGTTACATTAAATACACAATAAAATCTTGAACCAATCTTTAGCGAACTGTCCGGAATTGGAATACTTGAACCAATCAAATATGTATCAGTGGCAAAACCAGCACCTTGTTGAGCTACGCTTGCATTATATAAAATGCTTCCGTATTTCTTGGCATATACATTCCATCCCATACCATCCTGATAAAAGAGCAAATCACCAGAAGTCAACACTCCTTTCCATAGAATGTATTCAGTCCCATTAGCATCGAATTTTACTGTTAAAGTTTGAGAGACTGTATCGTTATTATAAATATTTATTAAGTCAACAACTCTTTGCGTGCTTGCACCAGGTGAACCAACAATATCAACATCAGTTGTGTTATTTGTATTTATAACCGTCCTGCCAGGAGTATAAACAGTTGTTGTAATATCTCTCCAAGATGTTTTGCATTGCATCTGGTTTGTAGTTATAGCTCCACCTAAGACTACTTGGATTTTGTCTGTTACTTCTGTTAATATTAACATCCTAAACTCCTTGCCATCACTTGAGGCTGTGATAAACCAGAACCGCTTATTACTAAATTACCACTGCCTTTTATTGAAAAGCCATTAACCGTTTTTAGCTCATCTATTTGATGCCAATTAGGATTATGATATACAAATATATATCCTTCTTCTTCATTGGCACTTGTTAAAATTGGGTCAGCATCTCCGCCATTTAGTAGATTATTAAAATCTAATGTTACCGTTGATGAGCCTGTTATCAATTTGACTCTCACAAAACATTTAGTCCCATCAGGAGGAGTATCAAAAAAAGTTACTACCCTATCTTCTAAATCATCTTCTATATTTATCAGTACCATAGCATTAGTATTTACTTCTATGTCTGTGCTGGTCGCTACAGTCAGAACTCCCGTTACCGCATCTTTGGTTGCCAACCCCGTATTAACTGCGTTAACAGTTGGATACTTAGTAGCACTTGCAGTTAAATCGGTTTGTTTATTTGAAAGACTTTCGTATATAGTGTCGAAATAAGTTTTAAGAAATGCCTTTACCTGTGCCCAGGTTGAAGTCACAAGTCCGTCAAAAGCTGTTGAATCTCTATGGATTACTTTGTCTGCATCTATTGGTGGGTTCTTTGTGCCTAAAACCCCTAAGTCTGTATCTGTGTTTTGTGTATGACCACCAGCAATAACCTCAGTCCAAATACCATCTTTCCTACCGTACTGTTTAGTATCAATAGGTGCTTCTTCAACACCACCAGCAGGTATTCCATCAACAATATCATCAACTTCTGTTTTAGTATAAATATCACTAAGGTCAGTAGGAATAGAAACAGGTAACTTCTCAGCTTTTTTAATCCTGTCTCCCAACACTTTATGTAATAGCTGCATATCGTACCTCACTGTTTTCATCAACAACTTCTTTATACAGTTTACCATCTATCTTAGTAACTTTACGATTATTCTCCATATCAATACGTGGTTCACCGTCTATCATCTGGCTTACTATGCCTAATTGTATATTCTGTCGTTCTATAGTCATACCTTTAGAAAGCTGTATTCCAAGTTCAATTTCATAATCATCCCTAAATGGTTGACGTTGATGTGTAACCAATTTACGCATTAATTATTCTTTCTCCATAATTCCATCCAAATCCAACTAAGAGCAGGCTGGTCATAAATAAATTGAAAAGCTATGTTATCTCCACCTCTTAACCAAAGATTCCCTCCCATTTCTAAATTGCCATCTGCTTCAATATCCCTATCTACAAAAAGAACACTATCATCTATATCTGTTGTATATATTATCAATATATGCCCAGATGCAGCCCCAGTCATATTTATAGTCTCTATACCGCTACTAACATCGCCTGGCAACGTTAATTGCATATTACTCATTAAGTTTGCAGTTGTTATAACTGTATCCCCAACATCAACAATAGAATAGGTATTAGGTTCAAGTTTGAATGACTGGAAAGATGCTGCAGAATCCATTGCGAAATGTTTTCTTACAGTAAACGAATCTATCTCAATAGGTTTATTAAGACTTACACTCGCTCCATCATATGTCCAAATTGCTGCCGCAGTAGTATCGCTAATATAATTAGGTGCCGTTAACATTATTTCTTCTACCAATAAATATTTAATAGCTGACCATTCCCATCTATACTGAGAAAAACTAAAATAAGAACCTAATACGTGGTCATCAGTTACAGCAGGCAGTATATTCTTAAATGTACTTATACCACCTAAAAAAGTTTTATTATCATAAATATTATCAGTACCTGTAGTCTTAACTAAATTAGTGTCTAAAGATGTAGCAAGATTAGATGCTGCGACTACTGCGTTTTTAAGACCACCAGTATATTTAATAGCACTATAAATATCTGCTGCGTGTATCGCAAGTGAATCTTTATTTCTTTTATATCCAGCATCTATTGCATCAGAATTTGCATTAAGACTATCTGAGCCAGGATAATCGTCAAGGTCATATTTCCTTAACCCCAGATTAGGTGTATAGCTTGCTGGTATGTCTTGTGCTAACAAATCAACAGTAACAACTAACAAAAATACAAATAATAAATATTTCATTATTCCACCACTATCGTTGTGTTATGTACCCAAGTTGAAAACGGTTTTAATGCCGCATTAAATAGCTCAGTCCAATATCGAAGTGTATATCCGTGAGGGCTAATATCTGTTGATAAAGGAACTCCTAATATTTGTTGCCCAGCTTGTGCCGATGTTATAAATGTTAATATCATAATAGATTTATTATCAAGAACGATAATCCCACTATTAAGATAACTCAACATAATTCTCTTAGAAGTAAGATTACTTGTGACCTGTGCTGTCCCAGTAGGAGTAGTCACCAAATCTAATGCAGTTGAATCAAGCTCGATAGCATCTAATATTAAATTATTACCATAATAAGAATTAGGATGATAATTATGATAATAACCATACTGTAATATTACATCCATATTTTTAATAGCAACTGTGCCTGAAACAAACAATCTTGCATAAACAGTATCAGCCTTACCCACCGTGATATTATCATCTGCAACAGTGTCAGATACCACAACAACGCCACCATTAGCAGTTGCTGTTGTATATAAATCCCACCAGAGAAGCTGTTCCATCTGGTCTGGTCTTTGCTCTATTTGAGCAAATATACTTATTGTACATAAAACAAACAAAATTATTAAATATTTCATATCACTCCTTTATTATTTTAGTTTCTTCCATACGCTCTACCATAAGAACGACCATAACCATACTGTTCGGTTATCGGTTCGTCATCAACCATTTGTTGTCCTAATGGTTCCTTAGTGTCTGGTGTATAACTGCAACCAAATTCTTTTACTCTGATAATTTTATTATCTTCTGTATTTAACACTCTAAACTTAACACGATTAAACCGTATACCAAGTGGTGTTAAAAACTTAGTAATTATATCTGTTGTATTAAAAATAAATGAACCAACAACAACTTTATCAACAAATACAGTCATAACAACCTGAGCCGAATCATTACCATCTGCGAATACCATATAAACTTCTTGTAATATCTTATCATATATTTCAGGCATCACTCCTTGATGACTCTGTTCTCCTGTGATATAACCAGTACTATAAGCTGTTTCAATATTAAAAGCACTCTTAATATTCATATCAAATTTAACAAACAGATTACCAGACCTATAATATAAAACATTATCAAATACTCCATAAAATTCGTCAATAGGAAGATTAGCGAATGCCTGTTCTTTCCAATTATCATAAGGTAACTCATATGCGATTGTATTTTCACCATCTACTTTAAGCCAGTATTCTCTTTTCAATGGGTTATAAAAACCAACAGCATTAGCCTTAGCCTCAGCAGTTACTTCTTCTCTCCAATATTTTTCGTGAGTTAGCAATATCAAATTTTTAGGTGGTTGCGAATCACCAGTATAATAATAAACACCATTATCATCAATCCAAAACAATCCATCTGTCGCTGGGTCACCAGACAATGCTCTTGTAATTGTATTTCTACTGGATAAACCAATGCTACCACTTGAAAGTCTTAATGACTTAAACGAACCAGTGGATGATGGTTGTATAAAGTACACATAAAAACCACTATCTGTGAATATCGCTAAATAATTAGTAGGTGTAACAGCTATACCTTTATTAATTCTATTATGAGCTGTTATAAAATAACCAAAACCAACTTCTTCATCATAAGGGAAACTGTCTGCTTGTATCGCTAAATTAGCAGATATATGTGATTGATATACTTTATAATCTTCATTAATAAAAAATATTCTACCTTTATGTTCAACCTCCATAAGTATATCACGTTGATTATCTACTCGTGTATCTGCAGGTAAACCATACCTGAAAGGTAACGTGGCTACTCCATTTTCTTCACTATTATACACACCAATTAAACCCTTAACTACACCAGAAGCAAGTGTCCATATCGAGTCTAATCTGACTTCACTATATAAATAATAAAGATTTTCACTTATTTTATAATATATCTCATAAACATCAACACGCCAATCAATTTCTATTAATGGAAATTGTAAATATATATTATCAAATATAGGGAACTCAAGATTACCTGCTATTAAACCTCTTTGACCATCACCATATTTGGCGACAACAATACTTCTATCTACAATGGGCACTAATTTAAGATTATCTATCGACACATAAGAAAAGGCTGCTGGTTGTGTCGCCCCAAGCTGGAACACCAAAAGTAATGATTCGTTACTTTTAATTTCTACTTGCGATAAATCAAACTCTCGGTGAGAATGCGTAAAAGATGGGATGTCATCAATTCTGTCAACTAATCTTCCTGGTTCTGTTAGTTCTCCTTTTATATAAAGAGAAATGGTAAGGGGTGTCAATGAATAACCCCATCTTACATCAAATTCTAATTTTTCTAAACGCCTTATACCTAAAAATGCTAACATTTTCGGTTGCGAATAATCTAAACTATTACTTGCATATATATAATAACCATTATCTTCTTCTGTCGGTCTATTGTTCGGAAGATTAACTCGTGCCCAACTAATAGGACTTGGAGCACTCAACCAATCCACATAATTAATATCTTCAAAATCTTCACTTAACACACCATTTAATATACCACCAACAACCTCAACATTATTATAATTCCATCCTAACCATCGTGGAAATAAATACCAACCAGCAGGTCTCACAAATTCTACGATAGGCAAACCAGTATTACCATAAGATTTAGTTTCAAGATATATTAAAGTTAGGTTTGCCAATACATCTGTACCACTATCTATATCATTATACTTAACAGAACAATTCAAATTAATTTTTAACTGGTCGTTCACAAGATTATAATTAATGTCGTGGGGTTTACCTAACCAAGCTATATCACTGCTCTGTTCATCTATATTTAATAACTTAGGTGCAGTTTCCCCACCACCTGTAAGCCAAAATTTTAATAAATGGGTCGGTGGACCACCCACATCAGATTTATATAATATATATATAGTTGTATTACCTTTTTCTGAATGGCTGAATCCTTTTATAGACAATAATTCATAACCATCATCTATATCATCTTGAATTTCTGTTGGATGACTAACGCCTATTGCTGCTTCTGAATTTTCAAAATAACCATTACGAAAATTTACATTCAAGGCTTTGGTCAGCACACCTGGCGGAGCATCAATCTCATCTATATCAGATGGTGGAATCCACTTCTCGAAACCTTTATGTTGTATTAATGAGAAATTCATATTAACATATCTGGGTCGTTAAGAAAATCAAACGGTTCCATTCTTGGTGAAGTTGCTCTTTTCTGAGTATAACCAACAAAATCATTTACACCTTCCTTAAACTTTTCCTTGTATTCATTTAATTCTGTTTTAAGTCCGTAAAACTCTACTTCAGTTTTAGCTGTCTTTAACTTCCTCACTAACATTTTAGTAGTGACACCATCTACAACAATTTCACTAAACACTGCGTGGATGTTTGGTACATTACTATATTGATTAGCAAGAAACTGTTCATCAAATGTTGTATAATATACCTTAAGTGTACCATTGGCAGCTGGTTTCCATATAATAGTACGTGGCTGTGTTTCTGTAAAATGATAACCAATGTAACCATCATAATCAAAGTTTTCTTGAGTCCACATAAGTTCTAATGGTGTGCCACTTGTTACCAAATCATTAAACGATTCTGTCACTAATAATACATTTGGATTCCATTTTTCATATGTTTCCCTGCTCATTTCTAACTCAGCAAAACGGTTACCACTTGTAGCAAAAAACATTACTTCTACTGGTATATAAAAATCAGAAGGTAAGTTCACACTATTAACAGGTACTGGTGGGTCAACACCAACAATACCAGCGTCAGAATCTGCTATAACTACTTCAAATAACTTTTTAGGAAACTCAGATTTACGTCCAATCAGATTAAGAACATCATAAATGTCACGTCTTGCAGTAGCTCGGAATACTCCATTAGCTATCGGCATATTCATATTATCTGCTATTCTTCTAATTAACTGTTCATATATCATTTCTAACTCCAGGTGGTGTGTCAAGAGACTTTAAGAAAGTAGATTTAACAGTTGAATCTACATTAACTAATAATTGCTCATAAGTCATTTTAACCATAGTTAATGCTTTATCAACTATACCACTACGATACTCGATTAAAGATGCTATACGATTAACTAATAATGCCCAATATTTATCTGGTAAATCTATTTTCTCTGTAATCCAATTATTAATGACTAAAATAGTTGGCTGTCTACGATATAAAATATTAAACCTTATGCTATTAAAAAGAATATCTAACGACTCACCTATTAAATAATCCACTCTATTGTTTCTAACAGCATAAATAATTGTTTCGTCATATGGGTCAATAGCAACTTTATGTCTTTTATGTTTAATAAAATCAGATTCACTTATCTTAAATGTTTCATAAGATATATAGTCACCTGGCTGGACTATTGCTGCATATGCTTCAATCTCTATTATCTTGTCCAGATTTTTCATATCTGCAATAGACGTATCTATATACCCACATTTATTAAAACCATTCATTAACCCATCTACACCATCTTTAGTAATTATATACGCTTCTGTATCAATATAACCCAATATGTTATATATCTCAGATACAGCCATATTATAATCATTAATTCTCTGCCCTCTGTCTTCTACGGTTTTAACTGCTGATATATCAAGAGCCTGCCCTATCGCATCTTTAGCTAACAAATCATATGAAGGTGTCCTCGCCATTATTGCCTCTTAATCCCTAATTTAATAGCTATACGAGTGTCAAGTATTTGTGACCTGTCCCAATTATGTTCTCTATCCCTGCATTCTCTTTCGCCAATGTCTAATAAAAAATCATCTATCCCCTGTAAAAATATTTCTACAGCAGTATCGGCAACACCATAATCTGATTTATTATAAATACCAGTTATACTTAATGAACCTGTCGCTGGGGATGTCCCTTTTTGTGCATACAATCTTCTTTGTGTTAAACTTAAATTATACCTAATAGTATAAATCCACATATCTGTACGTGGCTGGCTCTCATCATTAACCATTTCATCATATTTATCAGGCAAAACTGGCTTAAATGTTCGTAAGCCTGACCCCTCACCACCGTGAACTGAACTAATTGTTAAAACTCCTGTTGGTATAAGCCCTGTGCCATCGGTCATAACTACAGAAGAAGTTACTTCAAAAAATCCTCTGCCCAGCATCTTCATTATATCTGAATCTGAATACTGGTTAATTAATCTAACTGCTTGTGTAATTGAACTATTAGCTATTTCGATAAGATTATTAGCACTCCACCTGATACCGTTATCAGATATAGTGCTAATAACCGTACCAGATTGAGTTCTGAGGTCTTGCAGACGTTGACGTAAACGTAGTATGTAATTTCCAAAAGTCATCTATTACTCCTATATGAAAAAATAATGAGGGTGATTGCTCACCCTCACACTTTATACTTTACAAATTGCGAAGAAGTGTAAAGCAGTTGTAGAAGCATTAATTGCTACTAACATTGTTGCTTTCACTGCTCCCGCAGTTGTGCTGTATGTAATAGATGTTGGGATTATCGCAACAAAAGTACCATTTCTATCTTCTACAAGGTTGAACGCTTCTACTTCTGTCACACCTTCAAGAATGATAGAACAGTTACCATCCGCAGCAATATCACC